GAGGTTGGGCAGCGTCAGGGCCATGTCCCACCTCTTACGGGAAGACCACGGTCCCCGGAGCCAAGACCTTGGGTATGAAAAGCAGCGGGACACAGTTGAGGAGCGAGATCAAGTCAATCGCCCCCGGCTGTGTCACATATTCCTTCCAGAAGTAGTAGCCCCTCCTGAGCACACCCGGCATACCGGGGTTCTCGACCACGTGTTCGCCGCCGTGGTACATGCGCGCCCAGAGCGGATCGGGCTCGGTGCAGAAGAAGGCCAGCTTGTCCGGCACCATCTTGACGATGGTCGCCCCGGCCGGCGCCGTGCCGTAGCTGGGGTCGATGTCCGAGTTCGTCACCAGCACCTGATCGTTGATGTGGAACTTGATCGACGGGTCGGCCTTCAGCACCCCGTAGTAACCCCCCGTGGGGTGGCCGTCTGCGCCCTTGTCGGGGAGCTTGTCGAACTCCGCGAAGGGGGTCGCCGCCGTGCCGGCCAAGTTCCGGATTTCGGTGTTCGTGATGATGTTGTACCACACCCCGCTGTTGACCCAGATGTCCGTCAAAGCGTAGCCCGAGAGCTGCGCGTAGGCCATCTTGATCTGGGTGATGTGGTTGTAAATCTGGGCCCCGACGTTGTTCCACGAGACGTTGATGATGTTGCCCGTCCCGAGCATGTTGAGCTGGCCCTTGTTGCCGCTCGGCACGTTGAACGAAAGCTGGAAGGCCACACCCGTCGCCGGGGCACCTAGGACGGGGAGCCAGTTGTCGCCGGACTGGAGGAAGTAGAGGTTGTCCTGCATCATGCCCGAGGACATCAGCTCAACGACGTTGTTGTTCTGCGTCGCCAGGAACCTGGCCTGCCGCATGATGTAGTCCTGACCGCCCGGATCGATGTTCGAGTTCGGCCCGATGATCGGAGAGAGGTTCCCCAACTCCTCGTAGTTCAGCGGGATCTTGTTGTGGAAGCGTGCACAGGACACCCGCACGTCCGCGAGTGGGTTCTGGGCCACCGTCGCCGGTCCGGTCCCCGGAGCACGTCCCTTGGCCACCACACGGGTGTAGTCGAAGTACCGGAACGTCGCGTAGCGCGTGTCCCCGGCAACCGTGTTGGGGCCTTCGAGGGACACGCTGGTCGGATTATACTTGGTGGGCTGAAACCCAAGCCACCTGCCCAAGAACCCTTGGCGCTCTCGGATACGCGAGACAACACTTAACACAACCTGGGGAAGGAGTAACTCGTGCAGGTTAGCAGCCATGTTTCTCAACCTTTCTAACCAGTTGAAACTACTTCGCTTGCGAACTCAGAAGAAAGTCTCTTCTGGTTAAGGGCGATTACCTGAATCAATGCGAGAAACTCCGCCTCGGTCAGTTGCCGTTTCGCCAAGTTCACTTCCAACGTGCAGGGCACGATGTTGTCGTGGTCGCGCCTTTTCTCCGGGAAGCGACTGATCGGGTCCAAGTGATCGAATGACAAGTTCTTGCCAAGGATCAACTCCTGCCCTGTGTAATGGCATCGCCACTTAGAAGCCTCCAGCTTCTCCAGCAACACCACCCAAAACTTTCCGAGTCCGAACACCGTCCGAGACATCACTTTCAAAAAGCAGTCGCGGCAGTATTTAGATGTCCGCAAACCTCCAGGTGTATGCCGTTTCGTCATCACCTGATCTATCACTGCTTCCCCACCACAATCCCTGCACCGCCCCTGCTCAATAAGTTTGCGACGGCTTTCATTTGTGGCCGCATTGCATTTTGTCTTGCACTTTTCGCATCTTGACTCGCCACATGGTATGCCGCACGAATAGCATCGCCCGGCAGCTCTCTTTCTTTCTCGCTCGCTTTTTCCCCACACCAAATGCTTTGCAAGACATCCAGCACAATGAACTCTTCCTTCTACAGTGACTTCTCCGCATTTGCGGCAGCGGCCCTCCTCAGCAAACTTTCCCTGCCTCGCCTTTTGATCCTTCAGTCCTTTGGCTAAACATTCAAGGCATCTCGCCTTGCCAGCGTCCTTAGGGCCACCGCATTGGATACAAAGCCCTGCCGCCCGCCGCTGATCCCTTCGCTGCTTCTGGTAAGCCTTCGCGTCGAACATGCTTGCTTCTCCTGAGAGTGGATGTTGATAACTTACTCTAGTTATAACATCCAACAGATCAGTTTGCAAGCATTTAGTATTAACTCGTCGTGACCGTATTGGCGCCCGCCGAGCGGTTCTCGACGATCCACTTGGTCGAGCCGGGGTTGTTGTAGATCGCGAAGAACCCACCCGCGATGGCACCGCCGGACTGGAACGCCACCGTGTTCGCCGTGATGTTGTTGAACCCGATGATGTTGCCGCCCTCGGCACTGGTCACCAGAAGGTTCTGGGCCAGCACCTCGGAACTGAACCCGAAGTAGTAGGCGTTACCGCTCGCGATGGCCGGCAGCGTGAACGTCACCGGGACCACGGCTCCGAAGTTGTTGAACAGCGTGAAGTTGTCGGTGGCCAGGATCTGGTAGTTGGCCGTCTTCGTGACGATTTGCCTCCACGGGAACCAGTGGTTGCCCGAGAAGTTGTCGTCGAACATGAACGAGTCGGCCATCTGCTGCCTAGCAACCATGTCCAGGCCCAGCAGCTTCGATGCCTGCACCGGGCCCCCAACCAGCATCGCGTAGAACCGCTGCAAAGCGACGCCTGTCAAGAGGTCGGTGGTTCTCAGCCCGACCGGGAGGATGCCCTGCGCCACACCGGAGCCATCGGTGGCGGTCGCGGCGTAGTTCGTCCACTGGCCGGTGGCCGTGATGATGCCCATGACCAGGCCCACCCGGAGTTCCGAGGTCGGTGTGTTGGTTGGGTCGACGGCAGCCGCCGCGATGAGCGCGCCCGTCAGGACGCCCATCGTGTCGTTGCCCCAGCGCAGAGCGGACTCGTAGGTCTCGGTGGCCGTGGTGAGACCCGGAATCGCCCCGTATTGCGAACTGTAAAGCATGGCTGTCCCTCACTAGGCGGCGCCTGCCGCAGCGTCGGGTTTCACATGAGCCGCCTTCATTGCCTCTGCGGTGATCTCGGCGAGCCGTTCCGGTGTCACTTCGTCCGCCGCCTGCTCCTTGGGGTGCGGCTCGACCGTGAACTTGCCGTTGGGCGCCTGGAGCAGCATCGGTACATCCACAATCGCCTTTTCGAGGATGTCCAGCATCGGCGCCATGGGGTCAATGACGGCGCCGTCGTCGCCCAGCGCGAACTTGATGCCGGGATTGGCCAACTGGAGTTTGAGCGCGTCCGCTGCCTCCTTGGGCATGCGCTTCAGGATGCGGTTCACACGCTCCTGCCGCTTGTCCTGGGCATTCTTGAAGAGGTTGTTCCTTAGCGCGATCATCGACAGCGCCACAGAGCGAGTGGCGGGGTCGGGCAGCTTCTGCGCTTCCTCCAGCGACATGTTCGCGGACATCATGAGCGGCGGCTGCTCCTGGATGATGGGATTGGTCTGACCGGGAGCCTTCGGCGTCTCGGGTGGTTTGGGTTCGGCCATAGGGTCTCCCATCGTGCTTTTCTGTTTGATGTGGTTCATCAGCGCGTTGTAGACGCGCTCGTGGAAATTGGACTCATCACCCGACTCGATCATGATGGGCGGTTCCAGCGCCTCGAACAAATCGCAGATCACGTCGTAGACCGAGATGTCCCCGTCCCCGTCCACCAGCGACTCCGGGACCAGCCCCGTCATGTCGTCCGCCGGTTCCATCGGGGTCCCCGACTGCTCCTCGTGCTCCGCTCCGTGCGGCTTCTCGCCCGGCTTGGACGGCGGCGCCTTGTCGTCGCGCTTGGCTTCCGGCTTCTCTTTGGACTTGTCCTTCTTGGGCGGCATCTCGTCCTCGGCGAGGCGGATGCCCGTCCACAGGGAGAAGGCCATCGGGTAGAGCGGCTTGTTGTCCTGCACCAGTCCTGCGCGCGACAGGGCCAATCCCTTGGGGAAGGTCGTCTGCGGCTTCAGGTGGGGCAAGAGTGACAGCGCCGCCGCCATGCTGGTGAAGGGCTGCTGCTTCGTGATGCGCGGGCGCGTGGTCAGAGCCAGATGCGTGATGACGCCGTTCCAGTTCTTGCCGTTGCCGTCCGTGAAAGACTTGATCCAAGGGGAAGTCCACTTGATGGTGCCGGGAGCCTTCTTCGCAATCTCCGGGTCTTGAATGTCGACTTGCCCGAACAGCACGTCCTTGACTGTCTCTCCCTTTTCAACGATGTCCCTGACTTCGTAGCCTGTCACCCAGCCAGCGTTGTCGCGCAGCATCTGCGCTGCCCGCTGGGCTTTGGTCATAGGCAGAGCTTCGAGTTGGTGTTCGAGAGGAACCGGGATGCTTAGCCCATCGGCCAGCATCGCCTTGCCGTCGTTGAAAAGACGGTGGACTTCCGCAGGAGTGGCTTCGTACTTGGCAGGTAACCCGGTATCCTCGTCGATGTACGAGTAGGTTCCGGGTCGAATGATCTCTTTGGAGACGAGCAACGGTGCCGTCCGGCAAAGGCCCCACAGGCAGAATCATCTTGAACAGGTGATGGGGAAAGGTCAAGCGCAAAAGAAAAACACCGCTCGGGAGTGTAAGTCCTGAGCGGTGCGCCCTTGAGCCCGATCCGCGATTGCTCGCTGAAAGGAGCCGTCGCCAATCCTACCAGAAACGGCGGTTCTGCGTCTAGCCCATCTTCGGGAAACGCGGCGGCATCGGGCCGTTGGGCAAGACGATCTGCTTCTCGGCTTTCTTGGCCGCTTCCTGTGCCTGCGCCATCGCAGCCTGCATCATCGACTGCTGGATGATCTGCGCCTTGAGCATCTCCATGTGCCCCAAGAGGAGGTTGATGGGGTAGGCGCCTTGAATCGTCGTGGCGAAGGTGCCGTCCGGCTGGAGCACCAGCGTCACGAAGGGCTTGCCTTCGGACTTGGCCTTGGCTTCCGCTTGTTCTTGGCTCACTTGCATCCTGAAATCTCCCTTGGGCGCATGGCAATGCTTGAACTTCTTGCCGCTGCCGCAGAAGCACGGCTGGTTGCGGCCGATCCCACCCTTGAAGCGAACGGGTTGATTATGTGTACTCACAGTTGCACCCGCACACGGGACATCCGGCTTGCTCCCATGCTTCAAGTCTCAATTCCATGTTGGTTGATGGGAACGCTTCATCCAGTGCGTCGGTGCATGAATCGTGTCTCACATACCTGCCGTGTCCGCAAGTCGGCCAAACCCAATCGCGATGGTGAAACATCGGCTGCGGCGAACCAGCCGGTCGCTGACACAGTACGCACAGTGGCTCGTCCTTCTGTGGAGGCGGTTCGGGCGGAATCGGCTCGACTGGCACCATCAAGCCGTTGCGCATCTCGAATACAATCTCAGGCACCAGAGCCTCCTGAGGCGGCAGCATGAGCAGCCTTGGCTATGTCGTCGCGCCGCGCGATCTTCAAGGCTTCTTTGGCTGCCCAGACGCGGCCACGCATGTCGCATTCGTTGCAGATCCAATCCGTGGGTGTCGTGAAGTTGTAATCGACATCCTCTTTGCCGCACACCACACATTTCCTTTCCCCCATCACGCCACCGCCTTTTTCTTCAGGCACTCCACGTGCGCCGGGATACGCGCCCCGCCCACAGGGGCCATGTAGTCCACCTTTGCCCCCACCTCGATTGCTTTGTTGCACAGCGGACACTCGGTCGCCTTCTCCACCGGGTTGGGAATCTGGGACCATTTCTTGAACCACGTCAGGAGTCGCATCCCCTGCGGCGTCAGCACCGCGCCCGTGCCCCGGCATTCCTCGCATGGCACGCGCTTGCCGAACTCCCCCTGCACGAAGGCGCCATTGCACTTGGGACAGGAATACTCAAGGGGAATGCGGAACTCGCCCGCGTCGTTCTCCAGTATGATCTGGACGGTCGGCTGGCGGACGGTCATCTTGTCGAGTTGTACGGACTGCATCATATGTTTTCTCCTGACATATGTTAGAACGTAAGCTTTTGTTTGTTTAAGACGCATCTCCCGGAGACTGTCCGACCGAGCCGCCAATATAACCATGCCACTTGCAATGCTCATCTTCTTCTTGAATCGAAGGCTGCAAACACAAATCATCAAGGCCGGTCCCGCTCGTTATTCTCCATCGAACTGTTTGCCCGGCTTTGTTCTTGCCTATATGAGGCGGAACTGGCGAACCCTCAAACCAAATCATAGTGTGGTGGTCATTATCAGCCGCTTTACTCTTAGGGCAGATAAAAGTTATGCCATGTGCCTCAGCCAACGTCGCTACGGGTTGAAAGGCATCCTGCATATAATCGGCTGGCCACTTAGGATTCAAAGCGCGCGCTTCGTCATCAGGCGCTCGGCTAACATGCCTTAAAAAGGTAGCTTCCAAATCCCTGAGTCTCATGTAATCCTCAAACTCCGTCCCGTCCCAAGGATGATGGGGCCGGAGGCCAAGTTGTTGTTCAGCGTCACCTGTCCCGTCCAGGTGATGGTATTGTACGGGTCGTTGATCGTGCACGTATCCGCGTCCATCGTCACCGCGCCTAACTGCATCGGACGCAGGTCTTGCGACTTGTCGAGGTTCGAGGAGGTTTGCAGGATCAGGGAGTTGATGTTCGAGCCTGAGAGCCAGGTGATCGTACTCCCCGTCTTGGCGGTGACGGAGGGGTAGTTGAGGATGGGGGACGAGGCCACCGTACCTTGGATGACGGTGCCGCCGTTGGTGATCGTGACCGAGGCCGGGGCGCAGTTGAGCACCACGGTCCCACCGGGGACACTCAGGGCGCCCACGAAGGTCACGGCCGGTCCTAGCGCCAGCGTGCCGCCGGAGTCGACCTGCGCCGAACCGACGATGGCGGATTCGTTGGGCAGCATGGCGATGCCCACGGAGGTGTTGATGATGCTCCAGGCGCTGGCCGTGTTGTTGTTGAGGATGCGGATGGCGTAATCGTCGGCGGCGCTCCCGGAGTTGAGGATGGCACCCTGCACCTGCGTTCCTTGGAAGTCGTATCGCTCGCGGGATGGACCGCTCCCCGTCTGGCCCACGCCCAGCATGACCTGCGTGTACGTGCCAGGACCAGAGGAGCCGCTAGAGGACGACCCGGAGCCTCCCAGGAGCTTCAGGTAAGTGGGACGGTACTCGTAGTAGCCGCCCGGGTTGTTCTCCGGGAGCCCCACCGTCGCCGTGAAGGACTGCCAGCGCGTGAAGGAGTTCAGGGGGATATTGGCCAGCGCCAGGAGGTCCCAGAGGATCGGGACGGCGGAATCCGCGAGCACGAAGTCGTCGCCCGGCTGAGGTAGAGATGGCACTCCCAGACGCAAGTAGTTCGCGGCGTTGGCAGCGCTGGACTGCGAGACGTTGGCCTGCGTCGTGGCTTGGGTCAGGGTGGCCCCACCGGATCCGCTGGAGGTCATGGTGAAGGGCTGACCCGGTGTCTGAGCGGTGGCGGTGATGGTGTTGGTCGATGCGGCCCAGTTTTGCTCATTAAATTCCGGGGGCGCGGTCGAGGAGTTGCCCAGGAGTGCAGCCAGGGCCGCGGCGGCGGTTGTGGTGGTGTCGGTGACCAGACAGGTGTAGGAGATCACCTTGCCGTTCATCGTCACGGACAAAACGCCACCCGTGGCAACCCCGGTGATCGTGAGTACGACGACCTGCGAAATTTGTTGCCCGTTGCCGGTCCACGCGACTATGGCCATGAGTTAGTCCTTTGCGGCGCGCCGACTGAGGATTTCGCTTTGAGCGGCAATACGGTCGCAAGCAGCTAACAGGTCTACCTTCAAGGCTTCGATCTGCTCCAGAGCATCCCGGAATCCGCAGCACACCGCAGTGCGCTCCTTGGGAAGAAAGTTGTGGCCGCAGCGCTCACTCCGCCAATCATATCCGGGCGGCGCTGGAGGTGGGCGCCGTTCGTCCGTCATGGGCCAACTCACTTCTTCAACTCCTCTAGTCTCAGGTCAGGTTCCAGCAAATCTCCCGCATCCATCGGTTCATGATACTTGCCGTTTACAACGCGGTCTCGGATGCGGTAGCGGCGCATCTCTCCTTTGTGGAACAACTCGACCAGCATCCCTTTCGGTCCAGCAGGCGACAACGTAGGATTGGGGCTTACTTCAAGGACTGTGTAATCGCCAAAGGCATCCGTTGGCTGCGCGCGGTTGACGTTCGGTCCCGTGACGATGCGATACCACTGCACGCTGTTGATTTCAGGGACACTCACTTCTTCCCCTTAGATTCGGTCCTGCCGCTCTAGCCACTGCTCCACCATGCGGCAAATCAATTCGCCTGCCCTGGTTGGAACGACGCCTCTTTCGCTGCACAAGTAGCACTTCCGGCCATTGCCCTTACACTCTGGGCAGACATCCAACATCTGCACCCATCCTTTGCCGCCAGACGACAGCATAACATCAATGCCCATGTCGCCATTCACTTCTTCCTCCCCTTCTCCAGTTCCTCGATCCGCTTCTGCTGCGCCTCACAGATCCGCAGGAGCGCCTCCACATGTTCGAACGGCTGACAGCCGGCGTGCAGGCGCAGGGGCACGGTCGTGGTATCGGTCCAGCCTTGGACGGTGAAGTCGTACTCCAAGGTGCGCTCGTCCACGCGGCGGAAGGGCAACTCGGTCATCCGTATCCCCTCCTTGGAATGGCACCCGAATCATCGCCTGGCATTTCTGGTTCCTCGACTACTACGGGGGTGTCGGTGTCGTCGTCAGGCTCCAGCAGCAACGCGATGTCGCCGGGGCGGTGTTCACCCAAGCCGACGCGGAAGGCGGCATTCATTTTGGCACTGGCAAGCGAACCTTCTTGGCGGGGCTGCTGGAACTCCAAGGAGTATCGCACTCGCGTCAGGCCATGGCCAACGTGCAGCACTTCGCGGTGCATCTTCACAAGCGTATGCGTGGCCGCTTCGGGCGCTTGCATGGCAAAGGTGAACTGAGGGCCGATTGCTAAATTGCTCATTTCATCCTCTCCTTGCACACGGGGCACGTCACGAGGTCTTTGTCCAAGGTGCCCCCATCCACGAGACGCGGGGGACGGCCGCAGAGGGACTCGCCCACGTTCATCGAGCACGCCGGGTTGTTGATCGGCCGTGCCTTGATGAAGCACGTCCTCGGAGGTCCCGCCTGCGCCACTGCTTCCTCCGCACGCCGCTGGATGTCCGCCATCAGCGCCGCGCCCGTCAGGGGCTCCGCTGGGCCGACGTAGATGGCCTGCGGGGGTGGGTCCTCATCAACAGAGGACGGCCACTCGCGCGGACGGAACAATCTCCGCAGTAACCCCAGCATGTCTCACCTCCGCCCCACTGTACGCCGCTCATCCCGGTGGAACAAGCGCTAATCCGACACGCAAGGAATCGTCCTGAACAGCGTCGGCCGCTGCCGCGAGTGCACCTTGAAGCATAGCGGCCTTCTGGGCGCATGACTGCCTTGTGGAGGAATGATGCCGCAGTGCAGTTCCAAGAAACAGTCGTGGCAAATCGCTCCGGCAAGGCCAGATGGATCAAGAGCGGTAGCAGGGTCGCCGCAATGCTTGCAAACGCTCCATATCCAAGAACGATGCTTCCAGAATATGGGATTGGCCCAACTGCCATCACCGCGAGAACAGGTTCCGATCCTGCCGTACCACTCGCCATGGTGCCGTCGCAAGATCATGGTTTCACTGTTCCAAGCAGTCTTCGTTTCCACAGGCACATCTTCGGGAGGCATTTCTTCGCAGCACCTTATCCACACCGCTAATCCTCCCGCTCGCACTCATACGACGGCCACACCCAGGCGTGACCGTCCGTGCACAGCACCACCAGATGGTTCTCGCCCTCGCAGAGCAGTTCCCCGCGCTTCTTGAGACGGACGTTGCGGACGTAGATGCGCAGGTCGTTCATGGGGACTCCTTCACGGCTTCCATAATCCTTTCGCCCAGCCACTCGGCCACTTGCGGCACTACGGCGTTGCCGAGCCCTCTATTTCGGTCCACCCCAAAGGGAAGCCCATCAACCACTCGGTCCACACCGGGCTCAACGTTCCAGGAACCGTCTGCCCCATAGCCTTGAACTCCATCAAGCGGACCCACTGCGTAAGGGTGAGTCCAAAGCCGTTGCCATTGCCATGCTTCTGCTTGAATTGCTTGCGTCGGTCGAGCAATAGGGGCACGTCTCGACAGCCGAAGCCGCTGGCTGACGGTGTAGGCAAGAATGAACACCCGATCCCGGATATGGGGGGCACCAACGGCGGCAGCCGGAAGGCAATGCCACTCTGCATCCATCCCGAGCGAGGCCAAGTCTCCGAGAATTCGTCCCATTCCGCGAACAAGTAACTTGGCAACGTTTTCCACGAGGACGAAGCCCGGTCGTAATCGGCGAATGATACGAATGTATTCGGCCCACAATCCCGAGCGCTCGCCACTGATGCCGTGTCGTTCACCTTGGACGTGGCCGGCCTTGCTGATGTCTTGGCAAGGGAAGCCGCCGCAGATGAGGTCGCATGACCAGTCGCCTTCGGGCGGGAAGGTCCGCACGTCATCATGGCGGGGCACGCTGGGCCAGTGCTTTTCAAGAACTCGCCTCGCGTAGGGGTCGATTTCAACTTGCCATGCACACTGCATTCCTGCTCTTTCAAGTCCAAGGTCCATCCCTCCTATGCCAGCGAACAGACTGCCGAACCTCATATCTGCCCCCTCCCCTCATAGAGCAAGATTGGTCCCTCACCCTCACCTTCCTTGCGGGTCGGTCTCAGGTCCTGCGCCATGAGGCACAGGTAGGCCAGCATGTCCACCATGTCGTCCTCCTCGCTACGCTCCAGCCCCGTGAAAGCCGCGAGCTGCGTCTTGAAAGGTTCCACCCATGGCGCGAAATCATTCGGAAGGAAGATGCGCTTGTTCTGACCCATGAGGACGGCAGGCTGAGCGCGGATACGCTTTGCGTGTTTGACGCTCCCAGGCTTGAGGCGCCGCACCTCTGGTATCTCTCGGTGTCTCCGGCACTCGTTCGCTAGCGACGCCTGAAACCCGGACGCCTCGCATCCCACGAGGTTCGGTTTCCACTTCCTGCAAAATTCAGCCAGGTGAGGTACGACATGCTCCAGATCGATGCGCACGTTCAAAACATCCATGAGCAGGATCGTGTTGTCGGGCGTCAAGGCCCCGCAGCCCATCGCTGTGCAATCCGCCTTGCCGTTCTCGCTCGTCGCCCAGTCCACAGCGATGATGAAAACCAATTCATCCTGCCGAAAGACCTTGCGCTGGTCCCCAATCGGAACGGCCCAAGCCTGCGCTCTCAGATCCCAAAAGAACGGCCACGTATCAGGCGTGAAACAGTCGCCCTTGAAATCCGACCAATCTCCCTCGTGCTGCCGGCGCTCTTGATCCGGCATCTCTCCCAAGCTCTCTTCATATTCCTCCTTGTCCGTCGTCGGGTTGTCCTCCAGCTTGGCCGGTATCCATCGCCGCTTGCCACCCACCGGAGGCCCGCCCGTCGCTATCTCGAATCGCCTCTTGGTCCACGCATGCCCTCGACCGCCAGGCGTTGTGCTGCTCCGCATCCGCAGTGGTATCTCGGCTTTCTGTCCTTCCGCCGGCTTCCGCAAGCACCGATACAAGTACCTGTACTCGCGCTCGTCGAAGTCAGTCAATTCGTCGAAGCCTATAAACTGGTAGGCGGCGCCTCTGTACTTCTGAGGACCGTCCTCCATCGTGCCGAATGACAGCGTGGCCCCCGCTGGGAACCGCCATTTATGCGAAGTCCCATCCCAGCGCGCCTCCGTCGCATCGAGCCACCCATGCGCGCGCTCGATCAACCCTTCCGACTCCATTAGCTGGGTGAACGTCCGCCTGAAGAGGATGGCCGCATACTCCGGCACGTCCACGAACTGGAGCGCCGCCATGAGGAGCGCGTCAGACTTGCCCCCTGCGGCTGCACCTCCATACATGACCTCCTTGACGTCTGCCAAAGACAGGAACTCAGCCTGCCGTGGATGGGGCTTGTGCTTGATCCACTGGTTCTCAAGGACTGTCCTGCGAAAGAGCGCCATGCGCCAAACCACCTTCTTGCAGTTGGCACACGATGCCGTTCCCGATTTACGGCAAACTGCGCATAGCGATGATAAGACTAGCTCATTCCAGTCCATCACTGACCCCCCACCCATACCCCCACCGCCACCCCCATCACAAACGACCCCAGAAACACCAGGAGGATACCCAGCCACGAGGTCGAACACCAAGAGCTGTGTTTCATGTCGTCTGTCCTTGCAGGGTGGCAGTCACGGCGTTCCCATGCGCCGGCGCCGCGCCAGCTCTTGTCGCGCCCAAGCGCCGGCATCCATTGCCGCCTTAAAAGCCTTCTTGCGTTGGGCGCCGTCAAGCCCTTGAATCATGGCTTCGCCGCCGGCCTCAATCATGTTGGCCATGTCGGAAATGGCACTGAGCATCAAAGCGGTTAGCCTAATACGCTTCATCGCTTGCCTTTCCTGGGACGCCGCTGTTTGGCCCAACTCGGCACGAAGTTGAGCGCCTTTGCAAGAGCCTTTTGTCGGACTGCCGATTGCTTCTTGGCTCGCTTTTTGGTCGCCATGTTACCTACCGTCACCGCAAGGCATTCATTTCCGATGACACCGACAAGGGCACGTCGGCGAAGTGCAGATCGGGTAGTGCTTCCCCTGCGAACATGCCACCGACGCCACCGTGGACTTCCCACCTACCCGACCCGCACTCTCGGATGGCATCAAAGCCTCCCGTATAGCCGCCTTCCTCGCGGCTTGTGACTTTGCTTGCTCGGGAGTCATGCCAGGAAGCACCGATGGTACGTGTGCGGCACCCCTTTCAGGCACCGTGTAGACCTTCTCTCCAGTCGGCGCCGCCACCCGCCTCTCCGCAGGCTGGGGAGGCTTGCGGCCAGAAACAGCAGCCTTGACCTGATCCTCCACTTCGGGTGGCGTATCTGAGATCTCGCCGACTGTGACCACATTCCCGGACATCGGTCCACACCGAGCACGAATCCACGCCGACAGCGAAAGCCCACTCGCCTCCGCCGCCTTCCGCCACTTCGCCAACTCCTCATCCTCTACACGGAAATTGATCTGTCCCATAACACCCTCCCACGTTGCTATACATGACGGTGCTAGACTAGCATGCGAGGTAGTGCTATACAAGACCGATTTGTGCAAAAATTTCGGGAGAGAGTGCCACTGCTCGACACTAGACCTACGTTCACATTGGAATGGTTTTCGTCAAAAATTTGGTGTGAGGACGCCCGACCCCTCCCCCCACTGGGGCCCCCCTTCTGCGCGCCCACCCCTCCCCCGTGGGGGGGTATGGGCCACATGGCCGCGGCGTAAGTAGGGCATTTTTACTAGGGTTGTGGCGGAACCGGTGTGGACTGGTCGGGCTGGGCCGGCGACACGTCCAGGCTAGGCTTGGCCGGCGCAACTATGGCATTTTCATTGGGGTTAGGTGCGGACTCGCCGAATACACCAGCGTAGGCGCTGACGTCTCCGAAGATGTTGATCTGCGTGGCTGGCGTCGCCTCGCGGACGGCATTGGCCTCGCGCTTCACGTTCAGGCTATCGGCCAGGGCCAGGAGTCGGCCGGCTGCTATGATCTGGCCTACTGACGCATCCCCATAGGCCAGCACTTGATGCGCTCGCCTTACCACGTCCTCGCGTATCTCTTGGGTGATGGGCCAGCGATCCCGCAGCGCTCGCTCTGCCAGGCGTAGCTCAGTCGTCTGCGGCAGCCCGTCCTCTGTCCGTGGTAGTTGTCGACCGTGGGGAGTCGCCACCCGATTCCCCCCACCCCGAGAAACCATGTCGGTCGTGTCGGCCATGGGATTTGTACTATTGGGCGATTGCTGGGCTTGTATTGGGCCTTGCAGTCGATTGGGCTAGCGCTGGACATCGTAGCACCGTTTGGGCATCGGCGCTTGTCTGTGGGCATTGTGGACGTGTTAGCGGGGATTGTCTAGGGGAAAAGGGAAAGGGCCAGCACGTTTTTGATTGGTGCTGGCCCTTTGTCTAGTTGGGTTTGCTGTCTCTGATTAGCCCTTCTATCCGCTGGTTGGATCGACCAGGCTTTTGACGTTCACCCAGTCAGGGCAGTAGTAGCAATTGTGAGCAAAGACCGCTGCGGGCTTGTAATAGTGCGGCAAGCTGGGATGCCTGCTCTCTAGCGTGATAGGGAAACGGCATTGCTCTCCCCTGCTCTCGCCGACGAATAGCCAGCGTCGCGGGATTGCTGGCACGTGCCCGTTGTCCAGCGCGAAAGGCAATTCTGTCCAGATGTTGGCGTCGCGCGTCCCTCGCTCAGTCACGATCATATCTTGCCCTTTCCGTGACACCATTCGCAGCCGATTTTGGTGAGCTGCGCTTGTGTCCCGACGTAGAAAAACCCATCGAACACACAAAACCCGTAGTACAAGCCGCGCTCTTTGGCGATGGCTGCGGCATCAGCCTCGCTTCTGCACTTGCTCATCGCCAGGTCTCCTCTTGGGGTTAGAACTCAAAATCGCCGCCGCTGTCTAGCTTTGCAGGGCAAATCGGCGGCGCGTGATAGACCTCGCTGCCTTTCACTCGCTCTCTCTCACCACACCTTGGACAGACTACCCAATCGTTCACTTGGATCGTGCGGTTTGCCAGGACGTCTTGCGCTCGCTCTAAAGCAGCTATTGCCCTTGCGATGCGCTCATTGTCGCCATGTCTGCACCCTGCGATGCATCGCACTTGGCCTAGCGCGTAGGTGACGTCGGTTAGGATGCTGTCGAGCTGGTTCACTTCACCCTCCGAATAAGGTACATTTTGACAACTTGGCACGTTACTGGATCAATAAGCAACATCTGGGTTTGCGTAAACCTCTTTCCATTTCGGCGGTTAACTGTATCGGTAGCCCTCGACGTCGCTGCTGATGCGTGCTTCGGGTAAGCAAAAGGTCCGAGCAATGCCGCTTGGCCAATCGCAAGATCTTTCAAAGGATAGGCTTTCAAGCCTAGTGAATTTCTCAAGCTCCCTCCAGTCGTTCGCGGATCATGTCCGCGTTAGTAGTGGTTTCGGACTCACAACAACTGCTGCCCTCACCCCAGCTATCCCGGTGCTGCTCATGGTCTTGCCTTGTGACCGGACCATAGCAGACCGGGACCACGGAGCAGGGGCGCAGGCAGTTGAGGCAGTAGGTTTGCTTCACGATAATAGCTCCATCAAGCGTCGGCCGATCAGTTCCGTATAGGCTGGTGGAATCGCCTGCGCCAGCTCGTCGCAGCTCATCCAGTCAATCCCCATCGCCTCGCGCCACTCAGCCAGGCTATGCCGTCTCAAGTGCGGGTTGCGCCGCTCTGATCCGCCAGTGTGCCCGTAAACCCCTACCATGCGGCGCGAACGGCAGCCCAGGCAGTAAGGCGCTCCCAGGGCGTCAAATAGCGGCTCATTACACTCGAAAAACCGATGGCGCTTCACTCCCAAACCAAACATCGAACCGCACAGCATCACCGCATCCCGCAGCGGAGCCATTCGCACGTTCTCTATCACCCAGGGTGCCGCATAACCCGCCAGCATGTCCCGCGTCCTCTCCACCAGCTCGGGATGCCTGCGCGATCGCCAGCGGCTTTTCAGGGCAGTGTGCGCTTGGCAAGGCGGCGATGCGTGGATCGCGTCATACTCCCGACCATGAGCAGCCAGGTAGGACAGCGCGTCACCCAGGACAAAGGCGAAGGGATAGCGTGGCTGCGGGCGCCTGTCAACGCCCACAACGTCAAACCCGGCGCGGGCGTACCCCACGGAGCAACCGCCCGCGCCGCAGAACAGGTCAAGTAGCTTTGGCGCCATCTTCAATCATCGCCTTGAATTGCTGGGCCAGTGCCAGAGTGTCATACACGAACGTCTGACCGTTGCGATTGTCGACCACTGCCCACTGCCCAGGCTCCTCTGCCGTCGCTGGCCGCAGCTCTGCCACGCAATCGCAGGAATCCGTGGTCTTGTCGCACTGGTCGCATATCCAATCGCTGCGGGCATTGTCGTAATGGCTGCTCATTTGTGCGGCCCTTTCATCTTCCAGGCTATCCACCGTACACGATAAGGCGATTCACCATCACACCACGTTTCGAGACTCAGCAGCGGTCCCGGTGCCCCAGTGGGATTGAGCCAAGCGCAGAGGGACGGTAAGAGACCGTCTATCACTCCGGGGAGGATCCAGGTCAGGATGTTACGCATGGGTCAATCCTTGCTCAGCGGCACGATCAAGCCGCTGAACGTCTGGCCGTTGCCCGCATCCTTCGCGTCGAGGCGAATCGGCTTCATGCCATTCGCATCGTAAAAAGACAACGTGACGGGCGCGTGGTCTTTGTCCTCGCTAAACCCCGCCGCGATGCCCAGCAGTTCCGCCAGCATCTTGGCATTGATCCGAACCGTCATGGTCGGCGAACCCTTGGGGAACACTTCGTCAGTCGACGGCCAGCGCCCTTCCAAGTTCAAGATCGGTCCCACGACGCTGGCGCTTTCCAGGTTCGTCGATCCCATCGCGGATTCCTTGTCGCTGAGCTGGACGGCCACGCTTTTCAGGATCGGCCGCGCGTGCGCCTTGATCTTCTTGGCCGCTGCTTGCGCCTCACAGAAAGCCTTGACCGGAAGGATAGCGGCTTTCGCGCTGTTGGGCGCCGCTTCAATGGCGGGAATGCTGGGATAGTCGTCCGCGCTCCCAGGGCAAACCCCGTCGACGCGAGCGAGGACTCGCCCGTTAGTTGCTTCCACGCGATACGATCCCCCTTCCAACTCGCTCACGCGGATACCCGCCGTTCCCCCGAAGCGTGCATTTTCCTCGTTGACCACTTTCGTAACCGCCGCCAGATTGCTGTGGATCAGAAACATGCCAGGTCCCTTTCATTGGGCGATGCCAGGTCAGAGCGGTAAGTCCGCTCTCAACTCCACCGAATATCGCATCGGTAGCACCGCGCCGCGACGGTCATGCACCATGAGGCCGATAATCGCGCTGGTAGTCAGCGGCGTTGTACTCGCAGGCGGCGCATTCGACGTTCAGCCCATTCGCGGTCGCGTGACAGTGGTACTGGCAAAAGCGCTCACCGCACGTTTTGCACGTCCACAATTCGCCTTCGCATTCGTCAGTATCGAAGTAGCATCCCATTGCCAGGTCCCTTTCGCTCACAGTGAAGGAAAAACACATGTCACGACGTACAGCACCGCGATTGCTCCACCCAGGATAACCGGAGAGGCAATCTGCCAAGCTAATTGGCCCCAAGAAAGCCTCGCAGGCGCCACAATGGCTATTGAGTCGCTGATAGGCGTCCAAAGCGGCTGGCGCCCCATGCCAGTCAATCTGTGGGCAGGTCTCAGCGTATCTTGGGGTAGGTTTCGCCATTCAGTGTTCATAGGTATTACTCCGTTTGAACAAAAACCGCGCTGCTGGGCCAGCGCGGCTTGCGACGTGTCAAGACACCATGTCCATCAACTTGCCTGCCTTCGTTTCCAGGGCAATGCGATCATCGGTGTGCGGAACGGAGCGGGCATAAGCGGTAATGCCGTTGACGATATCCCACACTGACCGCGCCTGCCCTTCCTCCGCCGTCGCCGTCTGTACGCTGGCCACTGCCTGCGCCTTCGTAAAGCCGCGCGACTGTAGCCAACCCTCCACGGTGTCGCCCTTGCCGACGTTCAAGGGGATTTCAGCATTCTTGGCCGCAGTGATCTGCGCGGCCACTTTCGCCGTTCCTTCGTCGCCATACTGGCGCAAGTACTTCTCGCCCTCATAAGCGAACCGCTCGGGGGCTCCGCCAGTGTGCCGGATACGCAATTCCTTGATATCCGTCGCGCCCCACACAATGCGGTTGTCGCAAATGTAGCGGTACAGGAACGTGGTAAGCCCAAACACCGCTGATCCGACTTCGCTATTCCAGGTATAGAACCCTCGGAAGAGCTGCTCGCCAGCGACTTCAATCGGGTTCTTGGGGTCGACCAGGAAGATAAACACGTCCCGGTCGGAAGCGTACAGCGTCGTGGCGCGCTTGGGGTTAGTCGTTGTGTAGCTCGCCGCCGGAATCTGCCAGCGGCCGTCGCCGTTGACCTTCTCCACCGCTTCCACTACCTGATGATCCCAGATGCGCCCGTAGCTGGTCGACGTCATGGCACGCAATTCATTGCTGCCATTGGAGCGCGCCAGCACCAGCGCATCCTCGCGCTGGGCATTCTTTTCCAGGCCCCATTGCAGATTGATCGCCGCCAGTTCGGCAGGCAGCTTGCGCAGATAGCTTGCCGGTGCGCCAGCGTATCCCGCAAGCTGGGAGAATGACCAGTTCGACGGGGTGAGACTGCGCCGCTCGCCGTGGGACGGATCGTAAACCTCAACCGCCAGGTCATTGTCGCCTTGCGGCAGAACGCGCATATCGGCCGCAAGCGGCGTCGCCGTCCATGACTCATGTTTGCGCTGTAGCACGTTTGCCTTGAGATCGGCCAGCGTCAGAAAGCGCTGATCATCAGGCCGACTTGCCCACTGCCGCGACGCAACCACAAGATTCTCAGACATGGTAGACTTTCTGCCCGCGTACAAAGCCCTCGGGCCGGCATAGGTAAATGGCGAAGTTAACTCCCAAGTTAAACCCGGCGCGCTGGGCCGCGCCGGGCACCACAGGTCACACGATCCGGTTGCTACCAGCCTTCTTGCAGGTGTCAATACGACGCATCCCCTGCGCGTCGAAAGCGCGGTCGAGCGCTTCCTCGCGCGAGTTGGCCGCAACGTAGGTTGTCACCTTGCGTTCGGTCCCATCGTTCCGCAGCATGATGCCAGTTGCCTTGTAACGGTACATCGTTCATTCTCCCTTTGGGCGATGCCAGGTCTCAACACGGCGGGGAGATAATGCAACCCCTATGCCATAATGCACGCTGAGTCGCATTATGGTCAGAAGTTACAAGGTGATATAGACTTGAGATTAAACCGTTGTCTTGTGCTGGTGTGCCAAGCTAGGTGAACTGGTAGAAAACTTGCCCAGCGCTGGCAGAAAAGTTACCCGGCTGGCAAGTTTTCTGCCACACTCACGCGCGTATACTTCCCCCGTCGTGGACGCAAGGCGATGCAATCCAGGTCGGCCGCGCGTACGATCCTCCGTCCGCCGATCATGGTGTAGGGGAGCAGCTCATTCTCACAGAGGCGCCATACCTGTGACCGCGACAGACCACAGCGCGCCGCTACCTGCCCCGTCGTGAGCAGCTCATCCACCTTGCGACTCCTTCTTAGCCTTCGCCTCTCCCCCTTTGCGTGCGATGTCGCTACGCTGGCCCTTCGTCAGCGCGCGGGCGCGAGCCGGCCCGCCCTTCTTGCCACCCTTTGCCCCCAGCAGCTTCGCCGCTGCCGCCAGGGCTCCCTCTTTGCTTCGCTTCGGCATGGTGTCTCCTTATAGCGTGGTTCTGCTTGAGCGCTCTTACGATGCCCTCGCATTATAGACTGGGGAGATTGCTTGACCGTTCAAAAAACTCCCCTAAAATAAAAATGCCCTGAACGGGTTGCGTCCGCTCAGAGCACACACCACAACGGGAGATATCCGTCATGGCTACGGGCAATTCTATCGAAGGGTTTGTCTACTTCGTTCTTTCTGACGCTGGTTATTACAAAATCGGCAAGGCTCGCAATTGTCAGCAGAGGTTCATGAACCTTCAAGCAAGCACCACTATGGCACTGCGTATTGTCCACCAAATCGCCAGCAACGACGCGCTTTGGCTCGAAGCAAAATTCCACAGGTTCTTCGCATCCAAAAGACTCAAAGGTGAATGGTTCGACCTCAGCAGCGAGGACTTGGCGGCAGTGAAGACAATGAGGCACCATGACCGATTGCTGACTCACTCCAGAGACTTCGATGAAACAGAGTGGGGCGACACAGAGCCGATAGGCAACCATGCGGCCGCGCTGGGCAAGCGTGGCGGACTGAAAGGTGGCCCCGCCCGTGCTGCCATGCTGACTCCTGAGCAACGGTCGGAAATAGCTCGCAAGGGCGGACTGGCGCGAGCCAAGAAGTTGAGCACTTCTTTCCCTCCGCCTAGCTCGGACTTGATGCCACCACGAACGTGATGGGTTTGCTGACTTGCGTGAGTCCGGTCGAGTCGGTCGCCTTCCAGGCCCTGACCCATTGGCCAGCCGGCGCCGCCACCGTCCACGCCACCCGTGCCACCCCGTCCGCACCGATGGTCGCAGGGTAGGTATAGCTGTTCCCCTGCGAGTCGGTCATCAGCAGGCTGGCCAAGCCGCCCGCGAGGTTCCACGCTAGACCGTTCAGGTAGCCCAGGTGCACGAAGGTCTCGACACTGCCGATAGTGAGCGGCGCCAGTCCAGTAGTGACCAGGCCGACTTGCATCAGGGATACCTCACCACGTCCACGACCTGACTCAGGTAGTACACCGTGTCCACGATGGGATTGCCCACACTGGCCGATGAGGATGATGCCATCAGTCTTTCACCTCTTGGCACACCACCGTGACGTAGTTGCCCGCCGCTTCGAGGGTGTGCTTCAGGGCCAGGATTTCCTTCTCAAGGAGCACGTCTAAGACCTCCAAGCCGGTTACCGTGTTCCTCCCCGTCTGCGGCTCGTGCACGAAGATGCTCGTCTTGCCGCTGGGCAGCTTCCTGGCGATGATCCGTGTCTCGGGCTTCTGTTTCACGTTGGCTCCTGCACTGACTGCGGCACTGGATGACCTTGCCGCGAATGTAGAACATCTGGGTCATTTGCACCGCTGTCATGCCTTCGTCGGTGCGTCCGCAGAGGTCGCAGTGAATCATCGCAGTTTAACCTTGGGCCTTCGGTGGCACACTGGTGCAGTTTCTGGTTCTTCCTCAGCTTCGTCTAGGTGCCCTTCCTCAGCAGCGCAACACTCGCAAATGATGAGTGGCCGATTGTCGCCGTATTCATCCGACGTCCTCTTGTACGAGTTGAGTCCTTCCATCAATTCGATCACCGCGCCGCATCCGTTCTCGCAGTAGATGGGCGCGAAGAACTCTGGGTGAGCGTACATCAATTCGTGCATTCGCCTGCTCATCGTCCCCTCCACCAGCGCCACAGCCGGCGCCACCAGCGACTATGGGCCTTGTGCTGGGCCAGCATCCGCTTCGTGTCCTCGTTGAGCAACAGGACAGTGCCCTTGCCTATCTGCACTGTCTTGGGGGGCTGGCGCTTGAAGAACATCACTTGTTCTCGTTGTCGACAATCGTGTCCACGATGGACAGTTCCAGGTCGCTACAGTGGGCCGGGAACGGGCTCTCCGGTGAAAACCGCACGTCCTTCACCAGATCGTCACCAGGCACCCGCTGGCCCGCATATTCCGGCCCCTTCGTCAGCACGTCCGGCTGCAACATGCGGATGGCCTCGATGGGTTCTTGAGCGCTGAACGTGACCACCCAGTCCACCGCTTCCATGCTCTCCAGTATCTGCACCCGCTCTCCCTCCGACAACACAAAATCCGCAGGGCGCAGTGACCGTGCCGATTCGTCTGAGTTCACCCCCACCACCAGCACGTCCCCCTGCTGCTTCGCCCAGCGCATCAGCCACGCATGTCCCGCATGGGCGCCCAGCCTGAACACCCCATTGGTGAACACGATGCGCTTACCCGGTAGGGACTCGCGCAGGTGGCGCAGGTCGGTGAAGTCGATGCGCTTGCTGCCGGTCATGTCCTTGCGGACCTCGAATGGGTATGGCGGTCGATTGTGCTGGTGCTGCACGTAACAACGTCCTGCTGCGTGGGCCACCTGTGCGGCTTCTCCAAGTCCCAACCCGTGCGCTAGCCCAAGGACCAAATGCGCTGCGAAGCAATCGCCTGCCCCCACGTGGTTCCTGCAATGCACCGGCCCCGTCACAACAGGCTCAACAGTCCAGACGGAATCGTCAGGCCAATGAATCGTCGGCACAAGTCCACCATGCGTCACGACACGTCGAATACCAAGCGTCTCCTTGTGGCAATCGTATTCACCATTGCACTTCAAGAGTGCCCCGTCGTATGTGATCGGCTTCTGCTTTGCGTCCGCCACCACAGGCATGCGCTGCACTGTGCATTCAGCGATGATGCGCTTTATCGTGTCGCGGTCCAAGAACCCCTTGTCGTAGTCCGAGATCAGCACCGCATCGAACCCCATCGTCCGCACGGCCTTCACGGTCAGGTCACGGATTTCGGTGAGTTCGGCAGTGGCCAATCCGTAGTTGGCTGACTCGTGGTCCCTCCGGAACACGATGCGGCCTGTTGCATCGTCGATGTAGCGGGTCTTGCGAATGTAATCGCGCGTGTGGTGGCAAAGACTGGCATCGAAAGCGGCGGGGTGCGAGCCGCGATGCCAAGACGCAATCAGGAAGGCATCCGCATTCCAGTGTGCCAACTGATGAGCAGCATTCGCGGCACCACCCGGACAAACCGCCGACCGAGAAGCGATAAACTTCTGGCAGCCATCCTGAGATGGCTCAAGGCGACCGTGATAATACTCATCAACCATCGCGTCGCCGATGACAGCGATCTTGAGCCGCTTCGCCCGGTCCCTCTCGGTCAGCTTCTGCACTGCGTCCATTCTTCCTCCCTCTCGGCTCGCTCACGACACTCACTGTGCTCCCCCTGCTGCACGCGCAGCCGGGGCAATGGTACATCAGGGGGCCAGTCCATCTGCTGCTCGGACAGGCCGATCACACGCTTGCAGTAGCGGCAGACGATCTTAACCCGCAGTGTTGCCGTTGGGCCCATACTTGTCCTCCGGGATGTCTGCCGTCATTTCCAGTTTCCACCGCTTCACCACCCGCCTGCCGTCCACGTACAGCACCGGGAAAGACAGGCCGTCCTTGCCGATGCAGAACATCAGCGAGTAGTGGTGCATCTCACGCTGGAGGATCGGATGGCCGTCAACGGTTAGCATAGCGCCCTCTTCAAGAGTTCAAACACGGCACCACTCTCGATGTCCTGTGGAGTGCATCGCAGCACCAGCCACCCTGCGAGCTGCGCCTCGTTCATCTTCTCCATGTCGCTGATGAAACCCTTACCGCGCACGTGCCTCCCGCTCGTCCACACCCCACCATCGACCTCCAACGCAACCCGTCTAAACGCTTCGTGGTAGTGCTGCCCCCAAGCAAAGTCGAACCGCCACTGCCTGACCTCGTGGAATCTTACCTCACGATCAGGCTTCTTTATCCCATGCGCCAAGCACATCGCCTCGAACATGGGGTACGGTTTGCCGAAGGTCGTTTTCGCTCGTGCTGGCATCATCCATCCCTCCGCACTTCCAACCCCCTGCGCGTCCGCAGCAGACGGTAGATTTCCAGTTCCACCTGCTCCGGTGTGCGCCCCTCACGTCCCGCCACAATCTCCAGCAACTTTGCCTTGGGCAGGGTCCCCGCCTCTGCCTTGATGTGGCAAGCGCAATCGAAGGCCGACCCCAGAGCGATGAGGTTGATGGGGATGTCTAGACGACTGCCACCGCCCAGCCCGCGCTTCTTGATGTGGTGCGGCTCACGACGACGGCAGGGCTTGCCGCAACCTTCGCATCGGCCGGGGCCTCGAAAGAGGTCGAGCATGGGTTCGTCTATGACGATCATCAGGCCCATCCTGTTCCGCCGCATTCGGGGCAGTCAAAACAAATACGACCGTTGCCTTCCCACGCACACGTCGTTTGCCCGGTGCCATCACAGAAGTCGCATTCGATCAGCATTTCGTATTCTTCTGGTTGGTCGGGCGGGTCATCGTATTCCGGTGGACGCTCCCATGCCTCGTTCATTTCTTCCTCCAAGCCGCTTGCTTCTCAGGGCACCAGTTCTCGGGCGCATGGTTTTTCTTGCAGTAGTAGCACCTTTTGTTGTTCCGATGCCGTGCCGCGACCTTCTCTTTAATGTGCTCGATGGCGTGGTGCAAATCGGCCCAGTCCTCTTCCGTCCAGTCGTTGGCATCGCGCGGCAGCCCCTCGACGGTCATTCGCTTCTGGTTCTCACGCCGCGCAGCCTTTTCCTTCATGCCGTTCATTGGTCAATCCTTCAGGATTTTCAGGCTGAATTGCAGGCCCAGCGTCTTGAGCAACTGCCGTTTCAGGTTAGGCGAATCGAACTGCTCCTGCGTGACATCGTACATGGCTTTGATTAGCTGATCCACCGTCGCCCTTTGCGCGAAGACGTGCAGCTTCAAGACCAGTTCTTCCGGGGTCGGTGCGTTCATCCCGCAATCCTCTTGGCCAGTCGGTCCTGCATCTCCGCCAGCCCATCCATGCGCTTCTCCAGCACGTCCAGATCCTTGTGCACCTGATCCACCAGCGACCGCACTTCCGCTGCCGTCTCGCGTGCCTGCGCCTGGACGCTGCTCAGCACAACCATGATCCTTGAGGTGCAGTCCTCCACGGCGGACAAGTCGAAGACCTTGCCCAGGGCCTCGCGTAGCTGCTCCGGGTGCAGTTCCGCAGCGATGCCGATGACCACGGTCAGCACCTCGGATAGCTGGCGCTGGTTGGCCTTGCAGGCTGCCAAGAGGAGGTCGTCTTGAGCGGTCATGCGCGCTTTCGCCTCACGTACTGCGGGAACAACTCTGCCACAGGCGTTTTCCATTGTCCGCGTGCTGGCACGTTCGGCAGGTTCCGTACTTCCCACGGCATGACGCCAAACTCCTTCTTGAACATCTGCGCCGCCATGCCAGGAGTCCGCCCCATGTTCGCAGAAATGGCCATGCACCTGTGCCATTCTCGCACCATAGCCTCATGCACCACCATTTCGTTCTCGCCGCCGCTGACCTCAACAAGCTGTCCGTTCTGCACGGCCTCCCTCTTGGCTTGCCTTGTTTGCTCGGACAGCTTGTGGCCGCAAGCCGGGCAAACCAGCCCGGAGAAGATGGCGTGGCACTTAGGGCAATGCACGAGACCTGCCCTGCCGTCCTTGGGCTTCACCCTGTCCTGTATCTTCTCCCCTTCCTTCAGTTGCCAGTCAATGTCAGCATCGGGAAGCCCGTGGACGTAGACATTCCCGGAATGGTCAATCAGGATCGCATCGGTCTTGCCATCCGCTGGGCGTTGGATTCGTCCAGCACGCTGGCGGAACTTGACGTAGCTCTTGGTCGGACCAGCGTCGATGCAGCACGAGGCGATGGGACAATCGTAGCCCAAGGTGAGCACGTTGCAGTTCACCAGGATCATCGTGTCGCCCATGCTGAACCGCTCCAAGATGGCGTCCCGTTCTTCGTCAGGCGTCTTGCCGTCGAGGTGCTCCGCTTTGATCCCGGCTGCGAGAAACTGGTCGCGAATGTGCAGGCTGTGCTCGATGCCGCTGGCAAACGCTATCGTCTTGCGACCTGCCGCCAGTCGCTTCCAATGCTCCACGATGTCGCCCACCAACTTGGGCTGATCCATCCGCTTCTCTAGAGGTCGTGGCGCGTAGTCTCCAGTCGCCTTGGAGGTCGGCACGCCCTTTAAGTCCGGCCTGTAGGGGGCAAAGACCTTCGTCGGCACAAGGTAGCCGTCTGCAATCAGCTTGGACGTCGGCACGGCCTGCACCATCCCCTTGTAGGCCATGCCCAGCGGCTTACCGTCCCCGCGCGCCGGCGTGGCGGTCAAACCGATCACCACGGCATTGGGGAAATGCTTGAGGAGGAAGAACCACGTCTTACTCAGGCTCAGGTGGCATTCGTCCGCGATGATGAGGTCGAACGCTGGCAGCGGGATGGCTAGTTGCTCCAACCGCTGGATCTGCTCTCTGGCCTTTTCGGTGAAGTGCATCTCCAGATCGGTCGCCCCTTCAATCGCCTTCTCTATGGCTTTGATCCGGCCGGGCAGCCGGAAGGCACGCGAGATGAGCGTGTCCTTGCTGGCCACCTGCACCAGCTTGTCGAGATTGTAACCGTGGCCAGCCATGATGATGCCGTGCTCGACGTCGAACCGGCTGAGCTTGTCCGAGCACTGGTGAATGAGTTCGCGGGACGGAGCCAGGAACAGGCAGCGCTTGCCCTTGTCGGCGCACCCCTTGATGAGCATAGCTGCCATCACCGTCTTGCCGGCCCCTGTCGCTGCTTGCAAGATGACCCACTTCTCCAGGCGCCGCTGGATCAAGTCGGCCAGAACCCGCCGCACCCGCTCGACGGTATCGACCTGATAAAAGCGTGGGACGATCACGGCATGGCCTCCAGTTCCACGTCTCTCCACTGCGGGACAAATCCGCAGTTCCTGCACTCCCCACACCCTTTCCCTTCACACTTGCGATGCACGCAAAATGGCTTGCACAGACCAAGATGCCGTGCCGCCGTCTCTAGTGCCGGGACGATCTCGCTCAGGAGCGCCCACGGGTACAGTGTCTGATTGTTCTTGAGGTGCTTGACCCATGACTCCAGGCGATCAACGCAATCGCTCAGGAAGGGGTCGCCAAACGTGTCGCGGAGCTTCTTGGGCAAAGTGTAGCCCTTGGCGTCTCGCGCCTCCTCAGCGGCCTTCTGGGCGGTTTCCTCGGCCTCTGTAGGAGGTTCCCAGGATTCACCCGCATCGGGAGGAACGTGTACCTTTTTGGGTGCCTTTTTCGCCTTTTGGTGCACTCCGTTGGTGCCCACTACGGTGCCGTTTTTAGGCGCAGGTGCGCACCCCCCCTGCGCACCCACAAGTTGAAGATCATTACGTACTTGCGACTCGCTGATTTTTTCGGCTTTGGCGATAACCCGCAAGCTTTCGCCATTCCGTCGCCGCGCGGCTACTCGCTCAACCCGCGCCTGTTTTTCAGCGTCCGTTTGGTGCCTCCGGTCATCGTTCAGGCTTTCAGCCATCGCTATGGCTTCCGTCTCGGTGCCGACAAAGTGAACCGTTGGGAATGTCTGACCCAATTCCCCACACAACTCGACACGATGCTTGCCGTCGATGCACCAGACTGAACCATCATTGGGGTTCTTCCACAATACCACCGGCATACGGCACTGAAGTTTTTTGATGGAAGCCTTGAGCTTGGCTCGCTGCTGGGGAAGAAGTGGGTCAAACGTCGCGCAGATGGGGTGAAACTGCATCGCATTCCCTCGCAAGAAAGAGACGCGCGCCCCTGGTTCAATCCGACCTGGCAGGGAAAGATGTGCCAGCGGGCGCGCGTGTTTCGTGTTGTTTCGACCTGCCAAGTGAAAGAGGAGTATCACCGCAGGCATCACCCATGTCAAACAGAATCTTCATCATCCTCGGGCCACGGCAGACCCAGCCCGGCGACCTTGTAGATCGCCCACACGATGAAGGCCGCGATCAATGCAAGGCCCATGATGCAGTCCATTGCCAGACCTCCGCTAAGCCACCGCGCTGAACACCTTCAGGTTCTGGTCGAACGTCAGTCCCTGCTCGGACGCCAGCGACTCGAATGCGCCCCACACCGCCTTGGCCAGCACCGGCTGGTAGTCTCCGGGGACAGTCTTGGCCAGCGCATTGAGCGCGTCCAAATCCTGGCAGGTGGTCAGCGCCTTGTTCCACTTGGCCATCACTTCGCCCGCATCGTACTTGACCGGCTTGGCCTCTTCCTTGGGGAGGAGCCCCCGGACGTGCAGGATGCACTTGCCTAGTGCTTCGGCCGGGAACTCCATCCACGATTCGGCCTTAGCCTTGGCCTTCCACCGCTCCAGCGTCTCCTCGGGGATCTTGACCACTTCGAGGAGGTCGGTGAGTTCCTTGACCTGCTCAGGGCTCGCCATGACGATCTCCTGGCGCACGCCCTCCAGAGGGTAGCCGTGGATCTTGACGAAGTTCTCCAAGGTGAACGGGAACCGCGCCGGGACCTTGCCCCGAGCGTCCTCCGGGTCCCTGCGCCACTTGAACACGCGGCATTCCTTCGGGAAGTGATCGAGGTTGCCGTCGTTGTAGACGTGCAGTACCTGCATGAAGTCCGCTTCGATCTTCTTCGCGGCGTCCGCTTGATCGCCGACCACCTTCTCATCTTCCCACTTGCCCTTGAGGTGTGCCGTGCAGATCAGATGGAAGTCGCCCCAGCGCACCAGCTCCCTGACCTTTCGCCATTCCTTGGCTGCTTTGTCTCCGGCAGCCCCGAAGTCTTTAATCATCTTCGGATTGTGCCGGATCACCGCCTCTTGATGCAGCGTGCTCAGGTGGTCGATGGCCACGGTGGTCATCTTAGCCATCTGGCCCCGGCGCTTGCCCATCTCCTCGATCACGTCGATGTAGGACCCCACCTCGACCCGCACTGACCCGTTCCGTGCGATGCGGGCGTCAGCGTAGGCCAGTCCCCCTCCGATGTCGGTGTCGAAGATTAGCGCGTTCTTGAGGCAGGCGACGTTGAAGGACTTGCCACTGCCCGATTCGCCGGCCCAGAGGGCAATGACACGCTCGGGCTTCACCACAGGTTCTTGCTTTTTCGTCATGGCTGTTTCACCCCGCCGGCGTACCGGCTCCACAGGTAGCACACACACCTCGACCTTGCTCCATCGTCCATCCCGTCCAAGGCGCGGATGATCTGGCCGAGCTGGCGCAGTTCCGGGTCCAGTCGGCGGTTGCCGCCTTCGGGTTCTTCGGTCTCGGGTTCTTGCACGTCGTTGCTCATTGCTTGACCGCCTCGTAGTGTCTCTCCCTGCCGAACTGCCGACTGCGTGCCAGCCCGAACCGTTCGAGCGCCGCCAGCCGGTTGAGAACCGCCGTGGGGTTCGCGTTCATCTCTTTGGCCAACGCCGTACCTGTCACTTCACCCCGCTTACGCAGAGCCTTCAAGGTGACGGCGTAAACCCCAGTCAGTTCAATCTCGCCACGACCGCCGCAGCGAGAGCATTTGATCTTGGCCATGCGGGTATTATTTCATGTCTCTCACAAAAGTCAATGAGATAGCCGAAAAAACATTCCCGGCTTGACCTATGGGGCTACCCTGATTAGTCTTGTGGGTGGAAAAAGAAAAACACCGCCGATCTGAGTTCAGCTTCTACTGAACAGGATCGACGGTGGAAGAATCAACCACAGGCATTGTACGTAAAGCCACGAGGCAGTGCAATGCTTGCTACAATTCTTCACTTTCTCTTCCCGTAGCTGCAAGACGTGGATACCGGCAAAACTCCGGCAGCGTGAAAAACTCGCGCGGAGAGGCCCACGGACTACGTACCTGCTGACAGGCCAAAAGCGTCGCGCCTCCAACCCGGCCACATGAGACGACAGCGGGGAGGGCGATGTCCTCTACCGATGGCCCCAGCCTCGGCACGGCTGCCTGCGGCACACATTAGGGGATTCTCTGCGCGCTTCCCCGAAGGGTCCGTGCGAAGCGAAGCGGTAGCACGTTGACCACTAGCGCGCCGCGCGTCAGTAATCAAAAACCGCCCCGAAAGAGAGAAGTGTTTCATGTCTCGGAAGAAACGCCGCTGTGCCACGATTGACCGAGAAGAACTGCTGGACATGCACCAAGAGGCAATGGTCTATCGCACGCTGGGACTTCCCGAAGCGAACTCGCTGGTCTGTTCGGTAGGAGCCTGTCTAGGGAATTGGCCGCGTGTCCGGCGAGTGAAGGTAGCGGAGTTGAGGCGTCGAATCGGTGACTTCAGGCGGCTGTACGAAAAGCATCGGGTTGGGGTCCGGGTCTAGGGCCTCCTCATCAGAAACCCCAGGTCCCATCCGGACCCCGGCGCCCCTTCCCGCAACAAGCGGGTGCCAGCGCTGGACACTCGGCAGGGCGCGCTACCCGAAGACTCACTCGACTTCGTGGGCTTCGACCGCAGCCGTCTGCTCTGGCACCACGTCGTCCTTCCCGACCGGGATATTGACGGGCGCCGTGAACTGCACCTTCCGGCCGGCTGGGACCGCGCGGGTGAAGTTCAGGGTAAACAGCTTGGCAGACGGCGGTGTGCCACCACCTCCACCAGGGGGTCCGCCACCCGGAGGGGTGCTGCCGCTAACCAGAGCCGATACGAGCGTTCCCAAGGGCCTTCCCAGCCCGGTGCACGGATCTGGGCCTACAGTGGCGTTAAAGCCGCTGTTGTTGCCGCTGGTGATGTCCAGGAACGATCCTGTGTTGCTCCAGAGCAGGGGGTTCATCTGGGCTATCATCGGCATCCCGATTTTGACTCTGGCCCCGTTGATGACACAGAAGAGCCCAGCGATCAGCGGTGCCACGGCAGAAGTCCCACCGATGGGTTCCCACTGACCATTAATCAGCACCATCCACCCCGTCGCTGGGTCAGCATTGGCGGCGAGGTCGGGGTCCATCAGCATGGTTCCCTGACTGTTCGGAAGCTGGTAGCTTGGTCGCGGGTAGAACTTGGAGAATCCCCCGCCCGTACCTTCACCGGGACCGTCGTTCCATACCGTCTCAGGACCTCCCAGCGGCTTGGAGGTGCCACCGCAGCCGGTGATGTAGGGGCTGCACGACGGGAAGTCGGTCGTTGGGCTGCCCTCGCCATCGTTGGCCAGGTTGTCGCCGGAAGCAGCCGTGATGGGGAACGGGCAAGACTGGGCCGAGCTGTCGACGGCAGTGCGGTCGCTGGCGTTCCACTGGTCCTCCGGGCTGCCCCAACTCCACGAGAAGGCGCCGACCTTGAGACCGAGTGTCTGCGAGGCATAGTCTTGGCAGTCCGCGAACGCTTGCCCGCTGTTGGGACCATAGACGATGAGAATGTTGGCTGGCGTCCCGGTCATGTAGGACCAGACCGCTGCCGCCAACTGCCAATCGAGGGCCACCTCGCCATCAGCATCAGACGAAGAATCGTCGGCACCGGGCAACAGATGGGTCTTGACGGTCGGTGCCGCGAACCCCGTCTTGGCGGACCACTCAGCAAGGTCGGCTGGGTAGAACTTGCCGCCCAGTTCCCCGATCACGATGGTCAATGGCGTGACTGCCGTCCCGGTAGGCCAGTTGTATGCCTTGAGCAGATCGGCGGGGTAGTAGGGCTGCGAGGCGGCATGCGGTCGCCTGATCTGGGTATTGGCGAACCGGCGGATATGGGACTTGGCGAATGGCGTGCTCAATTCAGGCTCCTTGTTAGGCAAACACCTTCATAATGTCGGCGAAGATTGTGGCCCCTTCCGAAAGATCCTTGCTGCGCAAAGCTGTCACAGCAAGAGACACCGCTTGGAGTTTCAGTTCAGCATAGACAACGGACGACGTGTCTTGATGTTTCATTTGCTGCTGGATAATTCCCATCTGCTTGGCAAATTCTACTGGGTCCACGTCTCAGTCTCCTTCAGGAGTTATCAGCTCCTTGGTGTAGGTTTTTTCTATTGCTGCCTTATACTCACCGGCAGTAATTACACCTTTTTCTATGAGCAGCGACACCAGAGCATCAAACCTGATATTAGCGTAGTCTGGGGCTCCATCATCGAGAGAGGGCATTGGATCAGTCTCCCTATCGGTCGTACCTCGTGAACGGTTCGGTGACGAGCCCCCACAGAATAGCGGGGACAATGATCCACGGGCTCGATTCGATCAGCTCCCACATCGCGCGGATCATGCGTCGCTCTCTTGAACTTCAATCGTGACGCGGACAACCTGTCCTACCTTCAACTGACACCCTGCAATGTGCTCGCCGGAAAGGTTCAACTGCTCGCCCTTGAACTTGGGTGCGGTGCCAACTTGGCAAAGCTGCACCTCGTCACCGGCAGCGTAGATTACCTCATAATCGCGCGTCACGGTTCACCTCAAAAAGCCGGCCGGGGCCTTACCATCCGTATCCCGGCCGGCATCCTCGACAACGTGTCGATTACGAGCCTGTACCGCCCACACCGGGCAGAGTCGGGCTAGTGCCACCACCGCCAAAGATGCCGCCAAGGCCACCGAGGACTGGACCCAGGAGACCGATCAATGTCTGGATCAGCGCCAGCCACTGCGCCAGCGTCAGGTTGGGATTGGCCGCTGCGGTATCCATTGCATCAACGTGGGCCTTGAGGGCACTTACGGCGTTCTTTGTTGCTGCATGAGCGTTCATAGTCTGCCTTTCAAAGTGGAAGAGGAGGAGCCGGTCCCAGATTCTCGCAAAGGTGGGAGACCGGCTCCCGTGGGAAGGGTTAGAACCGACGAACTGTGTGGATAAATCCACCACGCGGACCGACAATCAGCGATTCACGAGAGAATCGCTGACCTCCGACAAAGAACGGGCTGACGCCGTAACCACCAAAGCCACCGTAAACGCCGAAGGGGCTGAACCGGCTGCGGAACGCCGAACCGAAGTAGCCGCCATATCCCGCGCGGAAGGCGAAGTTGGCCCCGACCCCGCATCCGGTGTATCCCGTAGCGAAGTAGGTCGGCGGTGTCACGTCCACCACGACCGGCGGCGCGGTCTGCACCTGCTGCTGGGTGGTCGTGGTCTGGGAGAAGAACGAACTGGTTTGCGCGTCGGCGATGCCGGGCAGGCACGCCAGGAGGGCAATAGCGAGTAGCTTACGCATGTGAAGTCTCCTTAACAAATTGTTCGACGAACCACTGTCGCTTTATGTTCAAACTCTCGTGTCCGGTATCGTCGACAAACTGCATCAGGCCCCCCGACATGGTCGCGGTTACTGTAACCAGGCGACCGGTTTTGCGGTGGCGCCAGACTTGGTCAATACCGAGTAGCAACGGTTGCTCGTTCATTTCTTCACCCGTAGGTTGTCACTTCTTCTTCGCCGGCGTCGCTGGCGGCGTCAGGGTAGCCGTCACCTCGGCTTGCGTGTCGGTGATGGTTTTGTCGAGCGCGTCGATCTGCGCCTGAGTCACCTGTCCGGTTTGCAGGGCCGCGACCTGAGCCTGAAGCGCGGTGAAGCCGGCAATAAGTTGCTCGACCGCCGTCTTGAGGGTCGCCTCGTCCGCCGTGATCTTGCTGATGTCAACCGCCATTGCTTTCTCCTGTGTTGAGAGTTGCCGGACGGTCGCCTCCAGTTCGTGGACGCGCCGTTCGATGTTTTCCATCCAGAATGGGTCACTGATGGGCATGGGTCACTTCGTTTCCACTGCCGGTGCTCTGAGTGATTCCGCAGGGACCGAGACGATTTGCCACAGGGACAAATTCTGTGGGCTCATCGGCGTGCCCGGTACACCCTTCACGTCGTTGGCGTCCACCTTGCCATCAGCTGTCAGGCGCTGCTTGCGCGGCATACGGAAGTTGTCAGCCGCACTTGGATCAATTCGCGGATATACGCGGCGTTCTCGCTCCGCTTGGCTCATAGCCGGGTAATCGTCCAAGTCGAATCCGCCAGCCACGGTAGCCCCTGCCGGTAAAGCTGCCCGCAGATGACATGCCGTGCATCCATCCGCTCGCGCCGCCGCCACCCACGCCTTGAGGATATCCTGCTTCGTTGCTGTGGTCGCGCCGCTAGTGTTGATCTGCGGGTACTGGCCGATAGAGCCACTGTAGGTGATTCCCGTAGTCGTGACTACACCGGGGTTGTTGAGCGCGTTCAGGAACGCCACCGCCGCCTGTCCCTTGGCCTGAATCTTTGCCACCTCCACCGCACCCGATGTGGCGAGGGTGATGTTGCTGCTGAACAGGCTGTGGCGCTTGCTGGCGAAGTTATCCGCCCGCTCCACCGACTGCGCCTCCAGCAGCCCCAGCTCGCGGAGGTTGAAGGCATCCCCGAAGATGCTCGCTTGAGCGTTCACCGTGGAGGCCGACACCGGGGTCACGGTGCGGTAGTAGTTGGCGCTGTAGGGACCGTAGGGGCCGACCTGCCCCATCGGTGAGTACGCGAATAGTTCTTCCTTGGTCAGCGTCAGACCCGCCGCCCTCAGGAGAGTGGCCTTGCCCTCGTAAGTCGCTTTGATCTTGAGAGCGGCCCCGATGTTGTCCTCAAGGCTTGGTGCAGCCGGCGCTACGTATGCCGTCGGTGCGTAATAGGGAACGTAATCGTAGTAGCCCGGATAGTAAATCCCACACGACCAGTACCCGGCATGGTACGACCCCAGCGTGTACGGCTGAGCGTTGTAGGCATACGAGTTATAGTAGTAGCCGTCGCTGTGACGGTACCAAGCCGACGCTGCGGTTGCGAACGCCAGCACGAGCACGATTGCCGCAAAGAGTCGGGTCATTGAGCAGTCTCCCTTCATTTGTCTGCGTGCATTGTTACTTTACCGTCGTCGATGTTGAAATGGCTCCTGCAACCGCCAGTGCACTTCACAGACGGACTAAGCGTCGGCCCGTTTGGACCCTTGGAGTAGTTCCACAAGTGACGCTCCGGCGAACGCTTCCTAGTCTCCGTCTCAAAGTACGTCGGGTGTGGTGATCCACAGCCGCATGGGCACAGGTACTCGCACATCTCTGGAATGCCGTTCACAAATAGAACGTGCATAACCCCCGGCTCCAAGTGCGGAGGTTGCCAGCAGCCTTCTGCATCAGCGTCGAATCGGACTTCTCTGTACGTGTCGATCATCCGGCCTTCCTCTTGAGTGCCGCGAACCTTGTAGCCATGAACGAGTACCACAAATCATAGTCCGATCTCACCAGCGCCTTCCCCGACAACAGCAGACCGCCCCGAGCGTCCTCAATCCGCAGCGTCGGGTCGCCCTGCCTGAGCGGATACACCCAGATGGTCCCCGCCTGGACCGCGTGTTCGTCGAGCGCCAGCACCTCTCCCAGCTTCTTCCCCGCCGCCTTGGGGTCTTTGCCCTGCCACGCCACTCCGAGGTCGTGCAGGGCATCCACGGCGGTCAGGGTCGTGTAGAACTCCGACGCGAAGATACCGGACACCTCACCCGACGCCAGCCGCACGATGTCGGTCTGGTCCTTCGAGCCCGGCCAAGGTCCGGTAGCCCGCAGGATGGCCCTGGCGTAGTCCTCGCGGGCACGGGGCAGGGCGGTGACTTCGGGGTCGCCCGCGTACAGTCCGACGATGCGGGTGATGGCCTCCTGCCGATTGTACTCCCGTCCGTGGTACTTTACCGTATTTTTCCGAGCGCCGATGTCGTCGATGATGTCTAGTTGCTTGCGGAGGTCGGTGACGTCGTTGTGGACGATGCGCCATCCGGCTTCGTTGGCGTGACACCGAATACACCCAATGGCAGGTTCGAGCACGGTTCCAAACGGGGACGGAATCGTAGTGTCTACAGCGACGTCGTCGGTCGCCTGATCGAGAAGTGCACCGTCACCGTTCCAGAGAGCGAATTCGTTAAGCCCGTTAGTAAGTTCACGGATTGACTCCTTCGCGTCGAACCTGACCACGCTGGCCGGGTCGAGATTCATCAGGGGGTGCGTGTCGATGTCGATGCTGTCCCGCTTGAGGTCTTGGGTGATGCTGAGGAAGCTGGTGTTGGTGTTGATGTGTCCTGAGAGAGTGCGGAGGAAATCAACACGCCGAGGACGACCAGTAATAGCAGACTGAGACAGAGCCACCCTAGCGTCAGACTGCTGTTGGTTAAACACATCTCTCGCACGCACTCCGCGATCAGCGTCACCAACACCAAGCAGTGAAAAATAGTTGTCTTCATCGGTTCCTTTCTTGAATCCCTTGCGGATGCCCCGGAACCTGTAGTACAGGCCCCCGTAGATGGTCCGGTACGCACCCTTGTCTTGCACCTGCCTGAGCGCACGGCCGACAAAGTAGGGCAACGACACCACCGGGGCTTGCGATTGTGTTCCGTCCACCAGCGACTCGACCAGCCGGAAGTCCAAGTGCGGCGACACCTGACGAATGACGTCGGTATCGTCGAGGGCGTCGACTTCGACGGTCTCCTTGACTTCCTTCTTTTCCCATCGGCTGTAGTACGTCTTGCCATCGGTGTGGACCCATCCGTTTGGTACGGGAACCTTCACGTCCTCGAACCTTGACCGCGTGACCTTCTTCTTGGGGATCTGGATGCCCACGGCAAACTCGATTGTACCCTTGGTGAGCAGCAAGGAAAAGCGCGGGTCGTATTGTAACTCCTCCCACGTCTGCACCAGCTCCTCGAGATGTTGCTCGGTGTCGGCGAGCTGCTGGAGGTCCACCCGCAGGACCATCAGCGGTCCCTTGCCAAGCGGGACGGGTCGGTAGATGATCGGGGCTCGGCTGATGAGGTTCAGGGTGTAGGATGCGGCGCGGGCGTGGTTGACGGACCCTGACGGTATCCACAGGTAGCGGGTGTAGTAGGCGTCGTCGGGGGGAAGGGTGAGGAGATCGGCCGCAGAGAGGCGAAGGGCGTCATTCTCAGTTGCCTGAGCCGCTGCTTCTTGGGGAAGTGGCGGTTGCCGCCCTCCGCCCTCTCTGGGGCCTACGGGTTGGGCAGACAGCGGAGCCGGCTCCTGCTCGTACCCGAAGAAAGGCAGCGCCATCATGGGCATCAACAGTGCGATGCCGATGAGATTGCGCAAGCCCACGAAACCACGACGCATTTGCCACTCCCCCAAGAATCAGGGGGAGCGTACCACGAAATGGGGGCGAATGGAAGAGATTGCTACTTGGGCGGCAGACTGCGGCCCAGAGCGTTTGCCATCATGCCCACGATCAATTCGATGAGACCCCAGCCGATGCGGAGGCCCATGCCTGCGAAAATCCAGCAGACGAAGCAGATGAACAGACTTTCCAGCGATAGCGAAGTTGGAATCATGGGTCACCCCTTCTTGGTCGTGGTCGTAGTCGTGGTCGTCACACCACCACCGGCGTCTATTTCCGCCTGCTTGGCCTTGTGCTCGGCCAGTAGCTTCTCGGCCTTCTCGGCAGCCGCTTCGGCAGCGCCGGAGTCCATCCCCATCTTCTTTTTCAGGTCGGCGACCTCTCTCAGCGCCACCGCTTCCGCCCCAAGGTGAATCTCAAGCCCGGAGTTCACCAGCTTGTGGATGACGTCCAGCTTGGCATCGGCCCTATCGGTAGTCTCCTCCAACTGGACCTTGACCATCTTCACTGCCCGAGCGGCTTCGTCGATGTCCTTCTTGGCCTGTGCCTCCGCCGCTGCCCGTTCGTCGGCAATCCTGTCAGCCCGCCTGCCGTTTTTCCAGCTGATGTAGGACGCAGCCAGTCCAGGGGAGGCGATGATGAGCGCCACCAGGATATTCGTGGTGGGAACCCCTGCCTGCTCGGGTTCGCCGAGTAGCAGCAGCAATGCGGGTAACAGGATAAACCACTTCATGACTCACGGTCCCACCTCGGTTACTGATTTCCACCACCTGCCTGCTGATAGCCCTGCCGTGCGTTCAGGAGGGCCTGCCACGCCGTCGTCAGGGCGGAATTGGCATTTGATGCGGCAAGCACGGCGTTCGCCAGGGCGGTGGCATTGGTATCGGTCGGGTTGGCCGCGTAGGTCATGAGCGCCAGTGCCTCGGCGTTGTTCGCTGCCGTGGCGACACCCAAGGCCAGCCCGTAGTTGATGATGGCCTCGACGTAGGCGTCGTGAGCGCTCTGCTGGTCCTGCGGCTTTTTCATTCATCACCCTTGAGTTGGCGCTTGATCCTGCCGATCTCGACCGCGATGTCGGCGAGGTCCCGCATTTCCTTGGCACGCATCGCCTCGACCGCCTGTCCCCGCTTGGCGTCCTGCTCGCGGGCCTGCATCAGTCTATCAGTAGAATCCTGAATGGTGGGAATGGCAACGAAAAAGATGAGGCAGGCGGCAGTCACCTGAATCCCGGTGAGTGCCGCATCGACGATCAGCTTCCACCAGTCGCTCATGGGTGGGCCGGGATAGGGGGAGGAGCCTTGGTCGTCTCCTTGACCTCGCTGCTGGGGGGTTTGGGCTGAGGGGTTGGCTCGGCGGCTGCCTCGGCCTTGCGCAGTCGGCGGCGCAGATACCAGCCAAAGGTCACGACCAGGCCGATGGTGGCCAGCATCCCGGCGATCAGTATGGCCCAGGTGAACATCACCGTTTCTCCTGCTCCTTCATGGCCTTAGCGATGGCGTGGGCTCCTGCGCTCACGAACCCCTTCATCTTCTCTTTGCTGAGCTTGTCTACTTGATCTTCGAGGTAGGCGTTCCTCTCTCTCTCCTGTGCGAGTTGCGTGCCATGAAATTCATCGACCTTTTGCAGATGGCGTATGAACATCTTGCAAATGGCGATCATGCCGCCCAGCGCGACAGCCACCAGCCCCATCGCCGCATGTTCCGTTTCGATGGCGAACATGGTGTGAGTCTACCCTATACCACCTGTGGCGTCCCATTTATTCCCGCTGCGTCCAGAACATCACCTCACGCATCAGACCGAGCCCATCCACCGTGGATTCCGCCTGAACCTCCCGGTCAACGATCCGGTGCCCCGCCGCTGCGACGGCGCGCTCCAGGTGATCCCCGGTGAGGTAGACGTGGTGGAACTCGGTGCCGTTGTCGTGGTCCCTCTCGGCGATCTGCATGTCGAAGCAGCCAAAGCGCCCGTGGGAGAGCAGCTTGGCAAGGATCTGGTCCCACTCGTGCAGCCCGAAGTTCTTGAGGAAAAAGAAGGCGCAGGAGAGGTCAGGTTCAAAGGCAAAGCAAGAGATAAGGCGGATGTCATCGTGCCAGAACTGGTGGGCGCGTGTGTCGTTTCTCACCCTTGCCTTTCCCCAGAAATACTCGTTTTTCTCCACTCCCACATAGCGCACGTGACATGGCATCCCCTTGGCCACCAGCCCCACCCCACACCCGAACTCCACGACACTCTCGACCTTCTCTCGCTCCATCCGGGGCAAGAGGAACCGCAGGTGCACCTTGGCGGACTGGTTGAGCAGCCACGTCACCTCCTCGGCCATGGCGCGCTCCTTCGTGTACCAACAGCTACTGTCCGGTAGAGGCATGTTGAATCGTCCTCCAGCACAAATGAAGCGGCAGCATGGGAAGAAGGCAAACCCACACATCCCAGCGATGCCACCAGTTTTCGTCTGGCGAAAAGTGCGGTCTGCCCTCGATGGTCATTTTCCAGAAGACGCCGACCCAGCAATCTTGCGGCTTAAACTCAAGGCGAACCGTCACGGTGCCTCCTTGCCACTCGGCGTTTGACTTCTTCCATCGCCACATGCAAGTCTCGCCAGTCCTCTTCGGCCCAATCCTTGGCATCGCGTGGCAATCCCTCGTCCGTCCAGCGCTTGGCGTACTCACGCTTTGTTTTCTTTCGCTTCATTCCGTTCTCTGGCATGGGACCTCTCCTCGCAGGCTTCCACGTTCTCCACGGCCTCCCTGAGCAGGCACAGGCCACACCGCTCGTGAGGGGACCAGCACCAGCACCGCTGCTCAGCAAGGACGCGCTTGGCCGATTCGAGAAGCGCGGAGGCCATCAGGCGGTAGTTGGGACGGGACATGGTTGTTCCTCCAGCCACAGGATTTTCTTGCCTTTGTTCAGCGCGTGAGCTAGTTCGCTGCGTGTCGATTCGCCCACGTACCCGCCGACGTTCAGAATCAGCACTTCGTCGGCCAGGTCGATTTTGTCCTTGTGCAAGGCATCCAGAGCGATCTTTTGCTCAAGAGTGCAGCCGAATGCCTCGCCGTGGGTTTCTCCAGCAGCGTGCGGGTAAAAGCCAACGGACAGCACGATCTTGCCAGCCATCGTCTGGCGATAGTTCGCTTCTTGGAATGCCTTCCAGAAGCGAGTCGAGCCACAGAGACAGACAATCGTTCGTTTCACTTCAGCCACCTCTCAATCCAGGTAAATATTTCGCTCACATTCTCCCTGCCGTATACGCAGCCTTTGTAGCGGTCCTGATAGGCCGGATTCGTCCACGAGTCCTTCATCGCCTCGGAGAAGCTGACCAGCCGTTCCTTGTGGGCACTATTTCCAGCTGGCCTCCACCAGGTCACAACGGGGACGCCCATGTAATGGGCCATGATTCCTAATCCGCATTGGTAACTCACCACCACCTTGGCCTTCTTCAGGAACGCCAGCGTCTCCCCTATCTCCATCTTTCCAATCAAGTCCATCCAGACCATCCCCGCCTCCGCCACCCCCTGTTTGACCCACTTGTCCCAGAACGACCTGTCGTAAGGTGCCCCCACCACGGCGATGTTCAGCCCCCGCTCCGTGAGACGCTGGCCCAGCTCGACCCAGTGCTTGGGCTCCCACAGCCACCCCATGTTGTGCCCTTCCTCCGTGTGCCCCGACTCCGGGCCCAGGTAGAAGGCCGCGAACGGCGCCGCCGCATCCCCGACGTCCGAACCACGCTCGGTCCCGGTCCAGTCGAACTCGTCAATGACCGCCCAGTCGACGGGATGCTCCGGCAACCACGTCTCCAGTCGCTCTCCACGCTCCAGGACCGTGTTAGGGATCAAGAAGTGATAGCCACCCCTCTCCCCGTCCGGGACGTAGCGGTAGCGGCCTTTCTCGTCGTTCTTCGGCCCCGTCTCCAGGATCGGCACGTCGAGCAGGTTAACGCTCTTGATGAACGGGAATCGGGACAGGAAGGGCACGCTCCTCCGGTCCACTTCCTTGTTGGCGTCCCCGTTGAGCAGGACGTTGATGGGTTTGTCCCCGGCGATGGACTTGATCTTCATGAGGGCCCACATGCAGTCACCGATACCCTGCGGGAGAACGAAAGGAACCACGGAAGGACCCTCGGGGGGAGTGAAGTGCAAGACCTCGCACAGCCACCGTCTGACCTCACCCGGCAGCCCCCACTCCCCATCGTAGGTGCGGTACTGGTAGTGCCGGACGAAGTATTCCGCCACCCCACCATGATCGGCCGGGGAGAGGCTTCTCCAGTCCTTGGGGATGAGATGGAGGGTGTTCTCGGCAGGGTCGTGAAACTGGATGGGGTGGTGCCCGACCCAGCAGATGAGGGAAGGGGTGTTGGTCGCCGACGCCACCTTGCCGGGGCCGGAGTCGATACCCACGAACGCCTCGGCGCAGTGGATGAGCGCCGCGATCATCTCCGCGTCCCCGGTCCCGAACCCGCCCCAGATGTCGTCACTGGCAGGTCGGGGGCAGAAGATGGTCTTCTGGTCGGGCAGGGGGGAGCGGTTGTCCCAGTCGAGGATGACGGGGATGCGACCGGAGGCGCGGATCAGGTCGGTTATTGATTGCATCTGGAAGTGGTGTAAGTTCTTACGCCAATTCGAGGTATTGCCCTCATAATGGCAAATCACGACGGCTGCCTTCTCTCCGTTGATCGAGGCGCCGATGGACTGGTAGTAGTCCATCGCCTTCTGACGCGCGACGGCACCAATGCGGATTTCGTAGCGCCCAAGGTCGAGGTCGTAGTTCAGGCCGAAGTTCTCCGCTAGGCAGTTGGTGATCTTGCTGTTGGGACGGTCGGTGTACTTGCAGTAGTTCTCGTAAAATCCGGCATGATGCACGGAGTCGTAATCCGACTCATTTAGCTCCGGCTCCTGATCGTGCGAGACGCGATGGCACAGACCGATCAGCGCCGTGTGCTTGCCACGGCCGACCCTGATGGTGACTTGCCAGTCGGGACGGTGACGGGCAAGGTGCTTGAGAACGACGCCCATTTGCACAACGTCGCCTTCAGCCCAAGCCGTGGCTGAACCGGATTAGCAGTTTGACCATGACTTGGATTAACCTCCTTTCGTCGCGTAATCGATGATTTCTTGCACCCTTGCCTCAGGCAACGGTGGCTGCTCAGGAATGGAGTCCCATGCACACTGCGCACAGACGAAGATGCCGTTCCAGTCCGGTATCGGCTCTGGCGCCAAGATGGCGCTCACCACTGTATCCATTGCTCGTTGGCAGCGAGGGCAGTTCATTCCTGCACCTCCTGCTTGAGCGCCTCGATCACCTGATCGAACGCCTCTTGGAGTGGTTCGGCCTGTTCGGCATCGTCAAGGTGGATGCCCAGTTCCAAGGCCAGTCCGACCTTCTCGATCAGGTTCTCCATCGCTTCGCTTGTGGTCATCGCTTCACCTCCTCCAGAATCGGCAGTGGAAACGTCAGCGTCCCGCCCCCGTCCAAGAACGCCTTCTCGCGCTGGATCAACTCATCGCGGAACGCCCACGGACCTACAAGGTACACGTCGGGCTTCGCTGCCCGCGAGGACTCCTCCGAGACAATCGGGATGCGTGACCCCGGTGTCATGTGCATGATCTTCCGTGGGTCACGGTCGGATGCTGCCATGATGTGGTCTTGGTCGATTCCGCAATACTGGAGCACCGTGTTCATCTTCGTGGAGGCGCCCAGAAGGTGCACGATCTTGTTCTTGTGCCAGCACTCGTCCAGATAGGCCACCAGCCGCTCCCGGCACGTCCTGACCACCTCCGGGAAGGCCAGAGGGTACGGGATGGGGTACGGCGTGGGCTGCAAAACCTTGGGCGGCTCCAGCCCAGCGTACAACCGGATCGACCCACCGTTGCACTGGTTGTAGCTGACCTTGTGCGTGTGCATCCCGGCCTTGCGTACCACGTAATCCAAGGTGTACGCCGAGAAGTAGGACAGGTGCTCATGGCAAACCGAGTCCCACGCGCCGTTGTACAGGGCGCGCAGGTCGGCAACCTCGACGCACCACAGACCACCCGGCGCCAGGTTGTCGCTGACGGCCTTGGCAAAGCCCACGGGGTCGGGGGTGTCGTAGAAGCAGGCGATGGTGAAGATAAGGTCGAACTTCTCACGAGCAAGAAGATGAGTCGGGTAAAAGGCTTTGATGCGGACATGGGTCACCGGCAAAAGCACATCGCTAGGATCAACCCCTACTAAGTTCTGGTCGTAGGTCTGCGGTCCCCAGGAAAAGAAATTGAGCAGCGTGCCATCGTTGCAGCCGATGTCCAGGACTCGTTTCGGCCATTCTCCCAGAAGAGTCCTTGCTTCTCTTGCGATTCCTTCCAAGTGTTCTCGCATCGTCTGCGTCACCCCGCTCCTGTACCAGTAGTTCCGGTACATCAACTCCGGGTCCACCGCATCGCGGAGCTGCACCAGTCCGCACCCCAGATGGCACCGCGACAGCACCAGCGGGAACCGGGGTGGGTCGGGTTCGCCGATCTTGGGAAACTGACCGCCGAGGCACTGCTCCCCGAAGTCGAGGATGGTTTCCAGGGGTCCACCGCAGACGCGACAGGTCATAGATTCGCCCTCCAGTACCGCTCCGTCAGTTCCGTCAGAACTCCCACGTACTGCTCAGGCCCCCAGACCGTGACGGGGGGCAGCAAGTCATCGATCTTCGCAGGGATCGCGTCCAGCGAACTGTAGACGTGTATCCGGTCCTCACGCATGGTCCCCTCGTCGTCCACCACCATCACCGGCCTTGCGAACGCCGTGGCGAATCGTGGCGATGTCGGGGACCCACCCTTGCCGCCTTTCGAGGGAGGAAGGACGAACAGGAAGTGGCTGATGTCCTCGACCAAGGGTGCCAGCCCTTCGACCCAAGCCGACCAGGAGTGCATGACGACCTTGCCGCCCAGAGTTTCTATTTGCTTGACGTATTCTCGGTGCAGTTTAATCCGGTCGGGACACCACATGACTGATACGTCAGGGCAGAAGGCCGTGAATGGCACATGTCTGAACAAAGCCCACTTCGCCATCTCCAGCGTGTACTTCTTCGGCTCGCAGTACCCGAACGTCCCGATGTGCATGGGCCGCTGCTTGGGAACCACGCAGAACGGCAGCACCGGCTGGCGCAGCAGGACTGGCCGGTAGGCATCCAGCTTCTCCTCGGCCTGCTGGGTCCAGACGAAGGAGGGATAGTCCCCCGGAGTCGGCACACCGGGGTTGTCGTTGTTGTGGACGACGCCGAACTTGATCCGCCGCTCTCGCAGAAAGGAGATGTCGGCGTCGATCCTGTCGCGCGGGTAGTTCTTGCCCTCGGTGATGAGGAACACATAGTCCGCCTCGGACTCCCCCTTCTCGCCAAGGAACACCTGTGGCCAACGACTGAGGCTGACGCGCCAGGCTTTGCAGTGCCGGGCGATGGTGAGCGCCCAGTTGTCCAGGGCCTCGAAGGGGGAACTGCCGGGGAACAGGAAGTGGACACGGTTGTGCTTCATCGGATGAACTCCTCCCACATCGGTCGCCACAGTTGCGGTTGCTCCAGCCACCCCCAGTACACCCCAGGCTTGGAGTCGATGCGTCCCGTCAGGGGAGGGTCGGACATCTCCTCCATCTTGCGGAAGAACGCAGGCCACTTGGGGTGACGGAGGCACTCATCTAGTGCAAATGTATGCGGATGCCGACCGAACTTCTTCTGAAGCACTACTAGGCAATCTGCGCGGTCGTAAGACTCATGCGCGTTCCGCTGATTGCACTCCCCGTAGACGTACTCACGGTCCTTGCCCCACTGCCCGAACTCCTCCGGGTGCTCATCCGTGAGAATGTCCTCGATGAAGTAGTAGCCCCCCACCTTCAGGTTCGGCCAGAGGATGTCCCGGCTGATGCGCTGCCACTCCGCCCGGTGCCCGCAGTCGTCGATGATGACGTCGAAGTATTCGGGAGGGAACAGCAGCGCGATGCCGGGGTCCTGCTGGAAGCGCTGGTAGATGGTCAGGCGCGGATCAGTGACCTCGCGGCAGTCGTGCAGGTCGATGGCGTGGACTTCCCCCAGCGGGAACATCTTGAGCCAGAACTTCAGGGAGTTGCCGTGGTCGATGCCCAGCTCCAGAATCTTTGCCGGGAAGGCGGTCATGGGACCGAGGAATCGCTCGTATACGGGCATATAGGTATGTTGGCCCTTGTCTGTGCCACATTCCCTCGCAACTCTTTCCCATTCGCAAGAGAACGTCATTGCACGCTCCTCCAGTTGTTCCCGTTCCTTATCTCTTTGATGGCACCATAAGTTACACCAAACTTGTCAGCGATGGCTTGCAAGGCACCCTTGGGCAATCGCTTTTGACGGCCAACCATTCCTTGAGCTATGACGCGACGTATTTCAACAACAGCATCACGGCTTAGCTTTGCCATGCCATTGCGTTCTCCGGCATTGTCGGTGCCGTGGAACGCGCGGTCGTCCTTGTTTTGCTTGGACGTTCCCCATTGCAGATTGTCGAGTCGATTGTTCGCTGGATTCCGGTCGGGAAAGTGCCGACATTCCATGCCTTCGGGGCAAGGGCCGACGAAAGTTTCCAGAACTAGCCGATGGATGTAAGTCGCGATACTTTTGCCCTTTTTGCAAAGGCTCACGAATACGTGGCCGTACTGCTTCAATGCTTGCAATTTCATTATCCGTTCTGGGATGCTGTAAGAATGCGTCCTGAAGCCACCTCGCGGAACGGAGCGGGCCAAAGATTTCACCCGTCCAAGATTCGACACTTGGTACAGCCCTTCGTAGCCCTTGACGTCGCGCCATTCTTCGTTCATAGCATCCCCATCACTTTCAGGAGTTTCGTTGCCCTCGCCGCAGTGGTGTGATTCTTCCTCGCATACTCCAAGAGCGCCTGCCTGCGTGGAGTCTGATCGTTCGACAGAGCATGGTCGATACAGTCGGCCAGTCCGTCCAGGCCGCACTCGAAGCACGTCTCCGGTGGGAACCACGGCTCCCTCCGGTAGGCCGGGTAGCAGAGCAGGATCGGGATGGCACCAGCTGCCGCCGCCTCGTAGCACCTGAGCGATTCGCAGTCGTCCGCCCCCGGAGGGACCAGGGCCAGCTTGGACTGCTTCATGATCTCCCAGTAGGGCTCCCAGCCTCCCAGCGTGCCCGTGCAGGCGATGGAGTGGTGCATGGTGTGCGTGGAGAACAGTTCCCGGAGCATCCGCCAGCGTACGGGCCGGTCGGGATGGCACGACCGTGGATTGCCTGCGAAGAACACGTCGAACGGTCGGTCGCCTTCCCACCATTTGTCGTCTTTTGTGGGCCAATAATTTCCAAGTACGGCCTGTTCGACTATCTCGCGTGCTTGTTCTCGCGCCGATGGTTTCGGAGTTTCTTGCGGGAACATCCGCTCGGGCATGGCGAACGACAGGTGATGCGGACGCATGGGGTAGGGGATGGCGTCGTTGATCTCCCGGCGGAAGTAGGCGTCCACGGGGATCTGCGGTGGCTCGTGGTGCCATGCCGCATCCCATCCCTCGACGTAGGCGACTTTGCCGTTGGGAGCGAGCAGTTCCTTGATGACCCATTTGGCCCAATCCCAGTCATGTTCACGCACAAAGCAGGCGTTCACCACGATCAGATCGAACCACGGGCACCAGTCCTGAAGCACCTCTCCTTCCCTCGACCCACTGATGGCCCGCACCTCGGGATGCGGTCCCGTGCCGTACATCGCGTCCAGGCTGCTCTTGTGCAGCCAGGGCGAGTTCACGGCGTCCACGACATTGGGCTCGCCTAGAACCTCCTGTAGGCCGTCCCAGAGGCAGGCAGAGATGTAGTCGGGGTCGTTCTTGCATGTGACGAACAGGCACTTCATGCTTTTCTCCGCAGGACCAGAGAAGCGAAATTGTAGAGCCCGAAGATAGGCGTGCCGTAGTCGCCATAGTCGGGGGAGCCGACCGGCTTGAAGTCAGACTTGGCCTGCTCGATGAGTTCCAGCATCTTGGCGGCACTATAGCATTGACAGTGCGCTGTCAATTTCGCTGTGCCGGTTGGATGGAAGTCGGTCGTGATGGCCAGCGTGCCACCTGGAACAACAGCCACCAGGAGCCCATCGAAGAACTTCCGATCCTCACCGACGTGCTCGATGACCGACACGCACGTCACCAGATCAAACTGGCCATCCGGGAAACTGCCGTCGAAGTAAGTGAGTGACCCACCCGGTGTCGCTCCATTGCCAGCTAGTGCCCGCCTGCCCATCTCTTCTTGCTGCGCCTGGTGGTCGCCTATGTCCGACGTGGTGACGTGCGCCCCGCTCCACGTCAACAACCCAGGCAGCACCGAGTAACTGCCTCCCACGTCCAGGCATTTCTTGCCCGCCAGGTCGCTCCTGGTGCCGGCGGCAGCAAGGCAGATCGAGTATTCCCACGCCCTGTGCTCGTGGTCGAAGTTGTGACAACCGACGAACAGGTTCCGCGCATGGCCGACGCGCGCCAGCTCGTCCCCCAGGTGGTGGTAGTCGTCAGGGTGAAACGCCTTGCAGAGAGAGTGGAGCATCATTTGGCCTCTTCGATGTAGTTCAGCAATTCCTGATATTCCGCAGCGCGTGGATAGAAGTTCTTCTCCGATTTCGTGCAATGGCGCAGATCGACGTCTCCCTGATAAACGCCGATGCGAATAACGTGCGGAAACGCATCTGCTACCACCAGAGGCGCCGAGATGTTCCCGATGTAATACTTGCACTTGGAGATGACTCCAGCCATCTCCAGAAACCCATCCCGCGCACGGTCGATGCTGCCAAGGTCGAGCGCGCACGTCCTCCCCGGAGGGCAGACCTCGACTACCGGGATGGGGCAATGCTTCACGAAGTCCCTGAACACGTCCCACCACCCCGTTCTCGTGGCCTCGGGCTTGTACTTGCCCTCCAGCGCCACAAAGGGGCCTTCAGGGACCGGCTCTTTAGGGCAGTCTGATGGCAGGTCGAAGTAATGGCTCTGGCGCCCGACGCCGGCCAGGTCGCAGAAGTAATCCAGGAGAGTACCGTTGAGTTCCTTCGTTTCGCTGAAGCCAAGATTGTAGACCATCTCGTAGCCGTGCTCTGGCCTGAACGCATTGTGAATGATGTGCGACTTGCCGCGCAGCGTTCTGACCTGGACGCCATCGACGACCTCGACGGTCGAGCAGTCCCCATCCATGTACCATGACTTCTCCACTATGGCATGGCGAACGAACGATTGCGCTTCCAGCAAATCTGCGGCGTTGCCTCCCCGGTGCGAAATCCAGAAGTCCGCGCGGCAGCCATGTCGCGCCGCGAGAGCGCGAGCGGCAGGGACCGACCACAGCATGTCACCGTGGAGTTCAGGGCTACAGATGGCGATGATGCGTTCGCTCATTTTCAAACCCGGCCCGTTAATCATGCTTCCATTCCCATGACCTTCAAAAGCTGCTTGGCCCTTGCCGCCGTCGTGTGATATTCCCGCGCATATTCCTGAAGGGCGCGACTCTTGGCGGTTGCGTCATGCGCCAAGGCTTCATCAATGTGCTCGGGCAGCGTATCCGCAGTGCAGTTGACAATCAGTTCCGCCGGGAACCAGGGATCGCGCACATGATCGGGATAGCCCACGAAAATGGGAATGGTCCCGCACGCCGCCGCCTCGAAGGTGCGCAGCGAATCTGCCAAGTCTGCCGCTGAAGGACAGAGCGCGAACTTGGCACGCCGCAGCATAGCCAAATATTCGTCTTGGCCCAGTCCCAAGCCGCATGTGGCAATGACCGACCGATGCTTCTTCGCAGTCCGAAAGACATTCCTTAGCATCGGCCAGCGGACTTCGTGTCCCGGTAAACACGTCGCCGGATCGCCAACGAAGAACAAGTCGATGGGGCGAGACGACGATTCTGCAAACCACCGGGACGGCGCTGCGAAATTCAAATGGTGCGGCTTCATGGGATAGGTCACTTTGCCAGAAATCTCTTTGCGGAAATAGGCGTCGACGTGAATCTTGGGACGGGTGATCTGCCATGCCGCGTCCCAGCCTTCCACGAAAGCCACCTTGCCGCCCTTGCTCAAATTCCGCTGCCATTCCTTCGCCCACGTCCACGACCAGTCCACGTTCTTTTTTCGATTGAAGCAAGCATTGAAGATTATGAGGTCATATTTGCCAGTCGGCCATCTTATACCATTCCTTGTGCCACTGATCGCCGCCACGGCCGCTTCTCGTACTCCATCGGGCTCTATATCGGACTTGTGCAGCCACGAGGCATTGATCGCATCAATGATGTTCTCCTCGCCTAGAACCTCCTGCAAACCATCCCAAAGACAGGCGCTCAAATAATCGCACTCCCCTGACGAGGTTACGAAGGATACCCGCATCAATCCCTCGGAAAGCAGTAGATACTCATTTCCACACCGCCCAGCACATGTCCCTCAGCTTGAGGAGGTCCTTGCCCTTGGCAAATTCATCCACGGCATGGTTCACACCAAAACCAGGGTCGTCGCCGTAGTCATGCCCGCAGAGAAGACCGCCCGGCCTGATCTTGGGCCAGTAAAGGTCGATGTCCTTCTTGATGTAGGCGTAATCGTGGTTACCGTCGATCCAGACGAAATCTAGGTCGTTCGGCAGAAACCGAGGAGCCTCCGCACTGGGCATACGCAAGATCGCGAAGTGCCTGCCGTCATCGTAAGGATGGAGACGCCCACGGCAAATCCTGAGATTGTGCTCCTCGGCAGCAGCCTCATTTGCCCCGACTATCCCGTAGCCCTCGTAGGTGATCCACGGATCGACCAGAAAGAGGAAGCGCACTCCTTTTTCCAGAAGCGCCAGCGAGCTGATGCCCCACTGGACGCCGATCTCCACACCCACCCAGCCGGGCTTGATGAATGGCAAAAGGTTGTCAACGGATGCCATTTAATCCCTCGGGAAGCAGTAGATGCACTGCTCCTTGATGAACAGGTCGTACTTGTTATCCACAGCCCCCACCACGTCGTAAATCTGCTGGAAGGTCGGGTTTTGCTTGCGGTCCATCCCCTGCCCGTGCGCCCCTCTGTCCCACCACACGTCGGAGCAGAACGTCGAGGCATCGTCGATCAGGATGAACGGCCGCGACTTCCAGGGTACGGCAAGGATGAGGCGCAGTTCCTCCAAGAGAACACACTGCCCGTGGCGTGGGTCGAAGGAGGTGGGCTTGGCCCCGTCGTAGTGGGCGTCGAGCCAGAAGACGGTTTTCTTGTGCGGCGTGAGGATTTCCGGCAGCACGTCGAGGCTGGAGCCGTGGTGGATGCTCAGGCGGGTGGTGTCGAACCGCTTGCAGGCTTTGTCCACCATCTCCGCATCTACCTCGATGCCGTGCAACTCCATGAATCGCGGCGCCGCGAACGCCAGCGCCACGGCCATCGACGTGCCTTCGGACAGGCCGGTCTCGATGTACACGTCCCCCCAGATATGGGGGAGGTAGGTGGCTCGGGGAGTCAGGGGTACGGTGCCCATTATTGAGATACCTCTTTGAGCAGACGATCGCGCAACTGACAAGCCTTCTCAAAGGTCGCCGTCTCGTACCAGCGCCGGTCGCCACCGAGCAGGTGAACTATGACTCGTGGAGCTATTGAAGCCCGGCAGGACGCTATTTCACCATCTCTGCCTTCCGCCGCCTCGATGGCTAGGATGTAGTCGCTTCGGAATTGGTCGCCGCTGGGCATTGCAATGAATTTCATGGGAAGTTGATGTCCTCCAATTTTCTGAGTCTGTCCACGAGATTATTGATTTCGTTCAACTTGCACGCCACCTGACAATTCTCGTGCACCGGCACTGACTGCGGAGCCCGGTCGAGGATATCCTTGAGGGAGTCCTTGTAGATGTTGCCCAGCACGAACTCCGGTCCATGCTTCCGCATGTACGCGCACACGTTCACGCTGCCGTCCTCGAAAATGAAGGGGACCATGTGGAACCCTTCGCACCGCGCGTACCCGTGCTTCTTCCGGGCCTCCTCGAACTTGTACCCCGTCACCTGCATCAGCGGGTGCGTGAAGTCCGGTGGCTTGATGTCCACCGTTTCCCCGTGGAACTTCAGAGCGGGCCTGCACTGGACGTAATCGGCCCCCACCTCCTCCGCGAGCCTGAGCGTCTCCAGCAGGTAGGCCCCATCTTCCTTGGCCCCCCGGTAGTTGAACGCGAACCCCAGCGTCTTGCAGGGCCGCAGGGCGCGGATGCACTCCGGTTTGTAGGGTCGGTCGGTCATGGTGACCCTGATCCACTGGAGCAGGGAGGGGTCGAAGCGTGGCATGGCCAAGGCGTTGGTGAACATGCCTTGATCGAGACCATGCACCTTCGCACTTTCGACCAGCGTTCCGATGTCGGGGTGAAGGGAAGGGTCGCCGCCTCCCGTCCACGTCACGGCTTTGACTCCCAAGGGTTCGCACTCTTCCAAGAGAACGCACGCCCGGAACGTCTCTAAAAACACCTTCCTAAATCCCCCAAGGTCTCCATTTGAATAAAAACATTGTGGGCAGTGCGCCTGGCAAACCCCGCTAGGGCTAATCTCTATCCCCACCGGGTAGACGCGCCGTCCCGCCATGTGCTCAGCGAGTTGGGGATGCAGCGCCAGTTTGTCTTGGGGGGAAAAACGCATCAGGTAATCCTAATCGACAAGCTGGACGTCATCGGTCGTCATCATCGAAAACCTCGTCATCGCTGGTCCCCGTAGGTCCAGCCAACGCACGCGGCAAATCCCACGGGCTGATCGGCTGCACCTTCGCCGCCTTGGCAACGAGCCGCGCCGCTTCCTCGGTGACGGCCGTGATGCGGTAGACCGAGCCGCCGCCGAAAAACTGCGTGACGAAAGAGCCGTCCTCCTGCGGGATTTCGATGCGTCCCATCTTGGCGCCGAACCGCTCCTCTTCGCTGACGCGCCCCGCCATCTTGACGTGGCCCATCAGTTCGACCACGGCCCACATTTCTTGCTTGGCTTCGCTCACTTTTTGGCTCCGTAAATCAACTGTTTAAGCCGGATCTTGGGTTTCCCGATACCAACGGTCGGCCTCGATCAGGGCTGTGAAAGGGTCGTCATCGACAAAACCACCACCTTGCTCAAGCCGGTTCACGTCGGGAATAACAACGAGCCATTGCGTTCCGGGACCTTGGCTGATCGGCCACCATCCCCGCCGCATCATCACGTCGAAGGCGTTGCGGGCCAAGGCCGCGAATTGCAAATCGGCCACGTTGTCCTCTTCCGACAACAGGATCGGGAAGCCAGTCTGTTTGACAACCGCAGGGAACTGGTCTGAGGCGGGCGCCGAAATAAGCCACGGCGCCGGCGTTAGCTTGTTCAGGTCCAAGGCTTTCCCCTTTACTGGATGTCACGATTGCCAATGTGGGCAGTAGGACGTTGCTACTTGAATGCCGCGATTCGCTCGCCGAGAACCCCGGATAGGGCGGTCATCAGGCTCCACTGTCTTTCGAGCCTGCCCTTCTCTTCCCCATCCAGCCCTGCAAACATGGCTGAGGTAAGAAAGGCGGTGAGTTTGCTCAGCTTGTCGTCAAGTTCCCTTTTCTCACTCACGACGTGCTCTCGATGCGGTTGCATGTAATCCTCCATTGGAGTTGGGCGTCACTCGCTGCCCCACTCGGGGCCGTCGTCCTCGTAATCCCAATCGTCGCATGGATCGCACCCGCAATCTCCGTCTATGATTGGCTGCCGACAGCCGTGGCAGACCTCGATCATTGGCTCCGTGCCGCGCGTGCGCATGCAGCCAGCCGCATGGCAAATGTCGTCACAGCACGGCTTGAAATCAATCGGGCATAGCATCGCAATCCCCGTAAAACAGCTTTGTCAGTTGCCTTGCGACCACCGATCCCACCCCGCGTCCGCGTACAACCGCACCGCGCTCAACTGCCGACCAATATCCTCCAACTCCCCTTCCCTGAAGCATCGCCTTGCCAGTGCAGCCATGTCCTTGTGATCCACCCCATTGCACCCGAAGTCCCTTTCGAGTATCCCGTCCGGTCCGTCCGGCGGTTCATGGTGCCGGGGCTGTTTCTGCGAGTCCTTGATCCTGAACGCCAACCCGCTCATGTGCAGCCAGGGCGGACATTCGCAGTTGATGCACAGGTAGCCGTTCTGCGCCATCCTGACCCCCAGGTGCCCCTCGTAGAACGTGCACCCGTCCCGCCAGCGCCCCACCGCACGCCACGCATCCATGTTGATGAGCGCCCACGCGGACGGACCCATTGCCCACGATGCGCCGCGCGTCCGGGGCCAGCCCCCCATGGCCTGCCAGCCCCATCCGAACTGCATCTCGGACCACACCATCGCCCCGACCTCATGCCGCAGGATGGGGTCGCGCCATGTGCGGCGGATGATCTCGGGCCAGGTGTCCCCAAGGCCGGGTTCTTTGCACGTCTCCAGCGCCTTGTCGTGCATCCGCTGCCAACACCAGTAGCCGTCGTTCCAGTTGCCATCGTGATGCTCCGACCCGTAGAAACAGTCGCGCTGGGTGTCCCCGTTCTGGCCGAAGAACCCCTCCAGCCCGAGTTCGCACGGCATCACCTTGGCGCAGGCCAGATGCCACGCCTCGAAACTGGTGGTCATGCCAATGGCCCCGACCTTGCGCCCTGACCACGTGCGCTCACCGATCTGGTCGAGGGCATCCATCGCGGTTTCAAGCCACCCCATGCTGGGCCTGACGGCATCTTCAATGAGGAACGCCCATGGGGTCGTCACCAGACTCATCAGGTAGTTGAGGTTGTAGCTTATGCCGTAGGTCGGGCCGGGGTTATCAACCCATTCAACGTCATTGGGCTCGCAGACGCTAATCTGCCGCAGTTGGTCGTTGGGGTCGCTGCTGCCGTCGTCCGATACGATCTGCCGGTAGGGCAGCTTCGTGAACTTGCGGAGTTCCCGGAGGGAGACGCCAAGGTGCTTGTAGCTGTCGCCCAGCGTGGCGGTGACGACGGTGATGCGGTCGAGTGTCATATTTGGCCTAATCCTCTAATTCAAAGGCGATGTCATGGGACCGTACCACTTGGTCTTTCCGTCAAGGTTCGCTTTGTCGACTGTTATCTCGTCGCCATTGCCAAAACGGACCACGCCGTTAGCAACGCAGACTATGGTGGAACATGGGTCGAACGGGCGCTTTATCCAGTACCAGCCACTTGCGAACCGTTTCCCATCGGCGGACGCTTGTCCCTTTAGCTTCTCGACCTCTGCCTTCAGTTCGCTGTTCGTCCTGTAAAGCCTTGTCAACTCAAGCTGCGATACCGCATAATTTCGGCACATAATCTCAATCGACTTGGCCAGCGTAAGCGGCTCGATGGTTTCCGGTTCGTCCATTGCTTGTCGGTCGGGTTGCATCATATCCCAGACTTCCTCTTCTTGTCCCAGTAGGGACTACGGCACTTGGCGCAACGTGTCGGTCTGCCATTTCTGCGAGGTGTCCACGAGCACCCGCAGCGCTGACATTTCACCTTCGGCAGCTTTACGCTTGTGGTGTCCATATCTGGATACCACTATACGCCACGTCCTATCCCTTCGTCAAGCCTGATACCGCAAAATCGCTGACGCCACTTCTTCCGACGGGATCATGGCCATACATTTTGGCGCAGGCGGCTCGGTCAGCACTGGGTTCATGCACAGGTCACCGTCCTTCTCCGACCCGTCGTTCAGCGGCACCGTGCGCGACTTCCAGCAGGCTGTGGTGCGGCAGCAGTCCAGCGCCCCCACGGTCGAGAACAGCGTCTGGAGCGGGTAGGTCGTCCAGTGCCGTGGTTCCCTTGCCCCTCCGATGGTCACGGCAGGTTTCTCCAGAGCTGCCGCGAGGTGCTGGAGCATCGTCACCCCCGACAAGACCCCCTGTGAGTGGTAAACGAGCCGCACGAGCTGTCTGAGGCTGGTCTTGCCCAAGAAGTCGATGACCCCGCGCAGAGGCTTGTGGATGTGCTCGTGCGACCCAACCTGCACGAACAGCACCTTCCCTTGCAAGCGATCCACCACCTCCTGATAGAAGGGGTACTGCTTGGCAGTGTAGTCGGACTTCACTCCGGCGTTGACGAGCCAGAATTTCTGGTCGCGCTTGGTCGCCTCGGTCACCTGATTCATCCACGACTTCTCCTCCGGCGAGAGCCACAGCATCGGCCGATTCGTGTGGCACTTCAGCGGCACCTGTAGCGCCTCCCCCAAGAACTCGGTGTACGCCTCAAGGAAGTGGATGGCGCGCTGGTTCGACTCGTGGATCGCCGGGTAGTGTACGACCACCTCCTCGGCGCCCATCGCCTTGGCCGTCTCCACCGTAACCACGTCGGGGTTGTGCTCCCAGAACTCCGGGGCGCTCGTCTCCACAGCCGTGATGAACCTTCCGGGGTGCTGCTTGTGGAGGCTGTAGACCCCGGCCGTCATGCACAAGACGTCGCCGGGTGAGAGCATGTGACGGAGGAGGAGGACTCGTGGTGCTTGGGTCATGACTTTCGGCCTGTAAATGCACTGGGAACAGTCGGTCAGGGTCACATGGTCGTTGCGGTTGGGCTGGCGGCGCCCCGGACACTTGCACTCGAACAGGTCGAGGAACTTCGACCCGCCGCACTGGACGCACTCGCGCTTCTGGATCTCGCCCTTCTCATCGCGGACGCGCTTCCAGAGGTAGGGGCAGCGTTCCACCTTGACACCGTGGACGCCGCTGCCGCCCCAGAGGCGGTTGTAGTCGGGATTGGTGTGGTACAGGTAGCAAAGGCGGCAAAAATCCGTGCTGTACGGCTGGCCGTCTGGCGGTATCCGGTCGCAGGCGCAGGGTCTCACAGCGTCCATGTCAGGGTCCCTGAAACGTTGCCGCAGAGGCACGGCGATTGGCCTAGTTCCTTCACCTGATCGAACCGAACCAGGAATGACTGTGGGGTGTCGCAGTTCGCCACCGCAGGCGGCTCAGCGATGTACTGGATGTTGCTGAAGTCGACGGCGCAAGTGAAAGCCCTCCACTGACTCCCGGAGCACTGCAAGCCCACCCGACACTGGCTTATGAGCCCGCTGGTCTGGTTGGACACCCAGGCGTTCAGGGACGGCTGGAACGCTGCGGTGAGGGTCTGGTTGCAGTTGAAGGTGTTGCCGATGGTCACATGGATGGTTCCCGGCAGGCTGCAGTTGCACGACAGGCTCGACGCGCTGGGGAACGACCCCACCGAGGTCGCCGACGAACTACCCACCGAAGCACAGCAGAGTGAGTTGTTCAGGATCTGGAACTGACACGTCGTCCCGGAGATCACCACGGGGGGCCAGAAGATGTTATCGCAGGTCGAGCGCGGATCGTCGTACACCAGCTGGTTCGTGCCGTCCGAGCCGATGATGGACAGGACGTACCCTCCCGGCACTCCGGTGGCGTTGGTGATCTGGATGACGTACAGGACACCGCCGACCAAGACGTAGCCGTTGTAGTTGCCGTCCGAGTCGACAATCATGCAAACCTGAAAGGGGACGCAGGGTAGCGCCATGGGGAACACTCAGAAGGTTATTCTAACGTCGATACCAGCAATCGTTGGTATACAGTTGCAGGCCACCGGCAAACTGGTGGCCTCAAGAACGAACGGGCTACAGTTGGACACCAGTCCGGTAGACTCCTGTCCGTTGATAATCAGATGCCATATCCCACCACCACTGGTCGGTTGACACTTCACTGCAAAGGTGGGAGCGCTCGACGTTGGGCACAATCCCAGCACCGAGAAGTTTTCCCACTGGTTGGTCGTCGGGTTGTAGGTCAGGGTATAAGTCCCATTGCAGTTTGTCGTGCCCGTGACCGTGGCGAAGATCGTGTTCGGGACCGTCAATCCTGGACAGCACGTCTGGTTACCGCTGCTGGACGAGGACTGGCTGGGCAAGCTGCTCTGGAAGCTGCTGGACGAACTGAGCAGACTGCTTGGCTGACTACTGACACTCGAACTGGACGATGAACAGATCGGTGTCACCAGCAGGCAAAACTGGGTCCGCAGGTTGCAACTGCTCGCAGAAAACTGACTGGAAATCTTGCTGGTGACGCTCGACACGACGCTGGTCACCGAACTCGACGGCTGGCCGCTCGTGATGGACGTAGGGGACGAAGGCACCGACACGGCACTGCTGGGTTGGCTGGGCTGACTCACCTGACTCGACGTCACACTGGAGACGTGCGACACGACCGAACTGACAGATGACAGAGCCGACGAGACGAACGATGACTTCTGCGAACTGGCACTCGACCCCGATATGGACGAGAACGACCCCCGTCCCACACAGCAGATCAGCGAGACGACGTAGAGCGGCAGTCCGTTGAAATTCCCCACCAGTCGCGCCCGGTAGGTGCCGCGCGGGACAGGTACGCCATTCGGCTCGAATACCCAGCCTGCCTCCCGGTCCCTGAGCGTTGGCACCCCACCAGCAGCCTGCTGGTTCTGGCATGGGTAGACGGAGCCTTGTGCCGGTCCCGTGACGCGGATGACGCTCGGGACGACCGGATAGACGGGCTGGCGCGGTCCGAAGAACGGGGGGACAAGGTTGGTTGACAGCATGTCATTTGAAGGTCGTCACGATTCCCGCCCACGATGCTTGGGTCAGTCCCGACAGGGAGGCACTTGGCGCCGTGGTGTTCGACAGGACGCGATAACCCTCCGCCACCGCTATCGCTGTCCCGGTGATGGATTCGGTCACGTCTTCCCCACCGGGCGTGAACCCGCCGCCCCACGAGTACGCCCCAGAATACCCCATCAGGAGGAAGGATGCCTCCACATATTCGCTCGGAGTGGTCGTCGTGCCCGTGCCAGCGGTGGGAGTAGAGGTCATGCCGTTGCCGACGCCGTTCAGGTCCTTGACGCCAGTGATGCCTTTCACCTGAACCGCTTGGATCGTGATAGCCGCGGCGATGCCGCTGGCGGCGAATGCCTCTATATCCCCCGTCAGACCTCCCCCTATCGTCCAGCAGCCTATCAGCGATGTTTGCGATGGTGTGTTGACGGCGTTCTGCAAGGTCATCGGCAGACCGCCGTAGTAGAGCTGCAAGCCCTCGTTCTGTCCCACCAGCGTCGCTGTGACCAGCAGCATCGTCCCTGGCGCTGTGGTGATGCTCGGCAGCGTCAGTTGGGTCACAGCGACAGCCTGAGCCGTGCCAAGGTTGGTGCGAACGATGCCGGGGAGCGCCGCTGCGGAGGAAGTGCTGCTGGACGAGGAGCTGGCACTGCCGCCCAGCGGGCAGCAATTCGTGACGTAGAGGGGCAGCCCGGCGTAGTTGGTCACAAGGCGACCATCGTAGTAACCGGGTCCCAGCACGATGCCGTTGGGCTCCATGACGTACACAGGCACCCGGTCGCGCGGGGTCAGGCCGTTGAACTGCACAATGAAGGCCGGGTAGACGTTGGCCCCCAAGATGGCTGGAGCGTAGATGCGCAGGATCTCGTTCACCTGCGGGTAGATGGGCTGCTCTTGCCCCAAGAATGGCTGCGTCAGGTCGGTGGAGTCGGCGATCTGCATTACACGAACCCTGTGAGCCCCTTGAGATTGATGGGGAAAAGAGCCTCATCGAATACGAATCCCCTGATTATCTGGGTCCGCCAACCAGCCCGCCGTTCGTCCTCAATGCCCAGCTTGTAGGTCTGGTAGTACCTGACCCCATCGACCTGACTTCCAGTCACGAACGGCAGCACCCCCGTGTACACTTGGCTCATGAACCCCGCCGTGGCGCGATAAATCCGGTTGTAGAAGTTCGACACGTCCTGCGCCGCGATAGCCGCTGCCGTAGCCACATCCGCCGCCAGAGGCAGGCCGTTGACGTCGTACCGGACCGTGAAATACGACCACAGATACCCCGTCCCCGCTGCACTGGCGAACTGCGCCGGGGCCGGGACGTTGAGCGAGTAGAGCGGCGTCAGTTGCCACTGGAGCGAGTCACTCCGCACAGTTTCTTCGGTTCCGTACCATTGATTCCTGCGGTGGAAGTAGACCGTCACGGACGATGGGGCGCGTCCCGACCCCACGTCGATGTACTCCATGTCGTCTTCGAGGTCGCCGAAGAACTGCGTCTGCTTCGCCGTGAAGGCCCCATCCGGCGCGCCAGCAGCGACGATGGTGTAGGGGGCCGCTTTGGTCAGGTCCTCTGCGATGGTGAACCCGAGGTAGTCCATGATCTGGTTCAATGCTTCCCAGGCTGAAACCCCCGGAAAGATGAACCCTTCTGGGGTCCCGGTGACCGATTGGGGTAGGCCGGGGAAAGGCCCCAGGAACTGCACCATTTGCGCCCAGAGGTCAGCTATCATCGAAGCCCAGGTCCAGTTCACCCCTCCGTAGAACGTGCCCGGATAGGCCGGCGCCTGCACGTTGTACTGGCTCACCGTGGGGAACTGAAACCAGGGGTTGTAGAGCACCCCCTGCTGATCGGTGATCTGCACGAGGTAGAGCGCATCGGGGTCCGCCGCCTGCCCCCGGCTGACACAGCGCGACTGCACGATGGTCAGACCCGTGAAGATCAGCGGCGGGTTGTGCAAGTCGTCGAACTGGAGTTCGAGGTTCGTGAAGTAGGGGTTGATGGTGTTCAGGTCGGATCGCTTGAGAAGTATCCAGCCCACGGTGGGCCAGCGCCCGGAGGGGATGTAGAGGGAGTTGGCCTTGTCGAGGTCGGGTAGGGCATCGCGGTGGTAGTAGGACCGGGCTTCGCGCACGAGGCGCGGGTCCTGTAATTCCACCCCCTGCGTACCAGCGAACCCGAAAGTATTGGCCACATGCCATTCCTCAGACTGTCGGCCCATCCGCCTCAAGCTGCGCCACCGCCGCCGTGACGGCACCGGACTTCACCTTGAAGTGTTCTACCAGAAGTTCGATGCCCGTGTTCGCCGACATGAGAGCGGCGTTCAAGGTCGAGTCAAAGAAGTAGTCCCCCACCAAAAAGATGCCGGGGTGCTCAACGGGTTCCGGGCTGTGTTCGCCCCGCAATTCCTCCGCTGGCCATGAACCCGGCTGCGCATTGATTGCCCCGACGTACCTATCAACCTGCGCCTCGACCAGTTGATCCTCCGCATCGTCGCGCATGAACGGTGGTAGGGATTCGAGGACGTGGTTCACGATGCACTCGTCGTCCTGATTCGCCGAGCACATGAGCAGCGCGTCCCCGCCCGCCAAGAGGAAGCTGAGGACGTGACCACCTTGCGCCGCACGCTGCCTCAGCACCTTCTCCTGCCTGTTGGCGCGCTCGTGGGCCTTGGCGTAGGAGGAGTCGTTTTCCGCCATGTCGCGGCGCTCGACGGCCTCGTGGTAGCAGATGTACTTCCAGTCCTCAAGGTCCAGCCGGTCGTCGATCCAGATGTGCATGGGCGGCATGTAGTCCTCGCCGCGTGCGAGCAGTTCGAGGTCGTTGGCCCCTTCCACCATGTCCATGTCGTGCTCGATCTTCACCTTGTCGCCGTCCACGATCTGCACGGTGATGCCTTCCAGTGCCCCGACCGTGTGCGGCAGGTTCTCCGGTTTCTCTCCGGGCATCATCGCCACGATCTCCTGCCACAGCTTCTCATCCACCTTCACCTTCGTGGACTTCTGGTGCTTGGCCCAGCGCGTCGAGTCGTCGTAACAGCACAGGCCGTTCATCATGTCCATCATCCAGAACTCGCCCGGCAGCTTCAGCTTCTCCCACCACTTCGTCCGGAACAGCATCGACACCCGGAGGTAGTGCGCTGGGAGGTCGTAGTGGGCGCAGACCTCGTGAATCGCGTCCGCCAGTTTCCCTTCCCACTGGATGGTCCTGAGCCAGTGGTTCGGGAGAGCGACCACCACCGCGTCGAAGTCCTCGAAATGCTCCGCGATGTAGTCCTGACCCGACTCGCGAGTGAACACCCGGTAGTTCCCGTCGATCTTCGCTATCCGCGTGACCCGATGGCAGGTCTTGACCTCCGCGTCAATCTTCGCGGACAGCGCCTCCGGGATGCGGCCGATGCCACCGACGACGTGGTAGAGCTGCATATAGTCGTCGTTGTCCATCAAGATGTTCTTGATCCCGTTCAGGCCGTTGCAGGTGTGACTCTCGGTGGCCAGGTCGGTATGCACCGCCGTCTCGATGAAGTCGCGGGCCACCTTGTCGTCCCCAACCTCCTCCATCAGGCACTCGCGGAAGGTCTTGGGCGCCCACGGATGCTCGTTGTCCGGCTGCCAGCGGTGGGCGTACTTTTCCAGGGGCATCAGTTCGACCATCTTCGCGTGGAACGCCTCGATCCGCTTCCGCGTGTCGTAGCCGTGTACCTTCTCCACCTCGTCCAGGTCCCTCAGCACCTCGCCCTTCAGGATCACCGCGCCACCGGCTATGTCTACCGTTTCCAGTCCCAAATCCTTCTCGATCAGGAGGCGCATGGGGTCCTTGCCACCGGGTCCCAGGTACTCGTACAGTTCCGCGACACCCGCCTCGAAGAGGGTGCCGTCCGAGAACTCGTCGGTCATGATCTTGCCGCCGACCTCCTCGTCCGCCTCGAAGATGGTCACGTTGGCGTCGGGCAGGCGCTGGTTGATGATGTAGGTCGCGAACAGCCCACCCGGTCCCCCTCCGATGACGGCAACGCGGGGGCCGTCTTTCTGTTTGGGGGCGCGCTTCTTGCGCGGGGCGATGCGGGTCCAGCGGCCTGGGCCTGATGCGGTCCAGCCTGAGCCGGTGGGAGGTTCGGAGCCGTAGTGCTCATCCAATGTCCACTCTCCACTTCCGCGCCGCGCGAGTCACCCGCTTGCGCCGTCCCCGTCTTCCCTTGGACTTGCCAGGCTTCTTCGTGTGCTTGCCCTCGACCGCAAAATCCCCCGGAGTTGCTGGGAGCCCACCACCCGACCCGGCCATGTCGATGGTCGCGGTGTCCTCGTGCAGTTCGGGACCAGTGGGAGCGGAAGGCAAAGTTGCCGCAAGACGGATAGACAAGGGCGCTGATTCCAAGGCCCTCTGGAAGCCCGGTGGCGGCTGGAAAGACGGCATAGGGACAAATGCCGGTGGGGACGGTTCCACGCCAGTCCTGAGCCATTCCTGCGCTTCTGTGATGCCCCTCTCGGCAGCTTGGCGGATGGTGATGGGTGTGTCGGCGCAGCGGTCGTTGTAATCCCACGGAACTCGGAACATCTGCCAGACTGGATCGCCAGCGCGGTAGATGTTGGTCCCCTGTATGCCTAGCTTTTCCAGCGCCAGATGGTTCTCGCGTACACGGTTGTCGTGGATGGCATCGCGTGCCCGATAGGGAAACCCACTGCGAACGAAGGGATGGGACAACACCGTCTCCTGCCCGTCCGAGAAGGCACGCTGGATGTTCGTCCGCGCCACGTTTTCCAGATGCCCTTCCGAGAGAAACGTCCCCGGCGCGACTTGCTCCAGCACCTTCTCGCGGAACGCCTCTACGTCCGCGCCCTCAGCGACGTTCTCCGCAAGCGCATCCCGGATCTTCGTCAGCGTCTCCTGTGCATCGACCCCGGCGACCGTGAACGCCTTCTGCCGCGCCGCATCGTCCAGCTTGTCAAAGACAGGCCGCGTCACCACGTTCTTCCGCGCCAGTTCCCGCGCCGCTTCCTCGATGATCGGGTAATGGACCCGCTCCCCTCCCGGTGGCGCTTGCGGAGTGAAGGGCCTTGTCGGCGGGATGCTCTCGCTGGAACCCAGCGATTGCTGGACATAGTGCTGCTCCGCAGGTGGCAATTCGTAGATGGCCCGATCGCGCTCCCCTTGCGGCATGGCGCGGAGTCGGAACAGAAGGGATTGGGCTTCATCGGGAGGGAGGGTTGGAGGTGGCGGGGGCGCACTCCCCGCCTGTGGTAACGGTGGCAACCTCTCCGCCACCTCCGACGCTCCCGCCAGTAGTGCCGCCAGCTGGGTCGTCCCCAAGAGGTCGGCCAGTTGCAGACGGTACTTGTTCACGAACGTCACGACCTGATGCCCCATCTCGCTGGGGTCGGCTGATTGGAGCGCGTCCCTGAGTTCGCGCTTGGCCGTGGCGCTGAGCTGCTTGGCCACAGTCATGGTGCGGTTGAGGATGCCCTGCGCACGACGGTCGAAGATGTCGTGGGCGAAGTAGGCGGATAGGGACAACGGCGCTGCAAACAATCCTTTGTCCCTGTTCAGGATGGCGCGCGCCAGGGACGGTCTGTCTGTGGCTTTGTATTTCTCCTTGAGCTGAGTGAGATAGCCAGGATTTACACTGCCAAGCGCATTAGCCATCTTCTGGGCGACATCTTCATCCGGTTCGCCCTTGTGCATCTTGTATTTCACGAACTCGTGCAAATCCTCGAAGCGATCCGGCAATTGCCGCGATACGGCTGGCGCTGCTACCGCCTGTTGAATGATGGGCTGTGCTGCTACCGGAACTGTCGTCTGCGCAGCGATTGGAGTCGCCTTCGGTTGTGCAGGTGGCTGGGACGCTGATGCCGGTTCAGGTCTAGCTGACTCCAAGTCGATGGCTATCTTTGACCCTGTACGAGCGCGAACGATTATCTTGTTGCCACTAATGTCAAGTATTGGCCCACGGAGCGGTGGCAATCTCGACCCGCCGCCCTCACCGTCATAATAGAGAATCTGCTGGCCGACTTTAGGAGGGTTGGCTGGTCCGAATTTAGGCAGCTTGAAGAAGTCATCGTCTGTCGGTGGAGACGGACGTGGTGCCGTTTGTTGTTGTGGTGTCGGCTGTTGAGGCGCCTGCTTCTGCCCACTCTGTCTCCATACCTTACCTCCTTGCGGTCCCACTCCGACCTGAACCCATCCCGGCCCCGGCGGCTGAGGACCGTGAAAGTTCCCCTGCGCATCGAGCGCCAGGGCAATGTCGTCCTGCATCGCCAGTTCGGCAACGGCCAGCGCCTCGTCAAGATCGCGCGTCTCCGGGTCTTCGATGGCGCGCAGAAGCAACTGGGCAAAGCGGGCGCCGCGTTCCTTGGTGATGCTCACGCCGCCCTCCTGATGCGCCACGCAATCTCTTTGATCCGGTCAGGCAATGACCCCAGACTGAACCCTTGCGACTGCATCGGCAAGGGGCCAGTTGGCTGCGTGTCGGGAGCGGCGCCCGGCGCTATGGGCATCGGTTGCCCCGGTGCCTGATTCATGGCCTGCGCCGGGTCCTGACCCATCTGCGTCTGCCGCTTCGTCTGGAGCAGCGGCTTGACCTTGCACTCGAACCGCACCTCCCCGTACCGCCACCGCACCAGCGGACGCAGGACTTGCTTCAGGAACAGCGTCAACATCGCATCCGCCAAGCGCTGCTGGAGCATCAGGAACCCTTCGAGCGGGATGGCGCGACCGCTATAGCCTGACCCCGATTCCGCCGCCTCGAACAACTCAGACGGCACCCCGATGCCCTCGCGGATTTGCTTGATGAGGTACTGGATGTACTCGATCAACCCAGCGACGTTCAGGGTGTTCTTGGGGATTTCGACCGACCACTTCTCCCCACCGCCCTGATCGGACGGGTAGGGCGTTGACGGCAGACCAATGCCGGCCCCAGCCTTGAACAACTCCGCCATCTGACGTGCCGAGTCGCGAGCGTACTTCCGTGGTCGCCCTTGCGAGTCCAGCGTGGTCGCCACCGACCCCAGTTGCCCCTGAATGTCCTCTTCCGGGTACTTCACCACCACCCCGGAGTAGGCGAACCGATAGATACCTCCGTCCACCACCGTTTCCGCTGCGTCCTTCCACGCCAGACGCCTCCACGGGCGCCAGGCGCCTAGTAGTTGGCTTTGCCCGTAGTAGAGGCTGTAGCGTGGATTGTGGGCGTACCAGACACCCTTCGCGGGGATGTCCTCCGTCGCCATCCACAGGTCCCTCGTTCCACCGTGCTGCTGGTTGTCCGAGGCTGGGTTCTGGGGAGGTGGCGCTTCCCGTGGCGCCTCGTGGATTTGCCTGACCCTGACCCCAATCGGTTTGTTGCTTTGGGTGAGCAGGAACACGTCCCGTGGGGAGAACTGCACGAAGTCCTCCCACTCGAGGGTCGGTCCTTCGCCCTTGTAGAGCGCCTCGCAGCCGATCCAGCCGTACTCGTAACCTCCCTGGAGTTTCGGCACGCCCCGGTCCCAGAAGCGCTGGCACTGTTCCTGAATGAAAATCTGCGCTTCGGGGTGGTCGCAGGAGATGACGAACTCAGCCCCGGCGATGCCGCCCTTGAAATAGTTGAGCGCGTTCAGAACCACCGGATGGATCATCATGAGTTCGATGTCGCGCAGCAGGTAGAACTGCGGCACCGTGTCGGTCGTCCACAGCGCCCAGTAGGGCAAGGTGGGACGGTAGCCGGTGGTCAGGGGCTCGCCGGTCAGGATCGACTCGATCTTGGCCTTGTCGACCTGACCGTTCTGTTGCCCGTTCATGGGTGTGGCTTCGGTCATGTCACTTCCCCTGCGGTTATGTTCCCGTGCCAGCACGGCGTCTGAATCATGGGAGGGTATATAGCGCCCGAAGCATCGACTGACGGATGGAGAGTCATGGTATCGAATGTCTCGCCAGCCCTCACCCACCAGAAGCCGTTCTTGCTACTCATCTTCTCCCCACCGTCGACAGGGTTGGCGAAAGGGACAGCGAGCCGGTGCTCGCGATGGATCGGGCATTCGAAAGATATGCCCTGCCCGTGGCGACCAAGCGTATCGCAAGTCCAGTGCGGGTCAAGTTCCGTAAGCCTCATAACTTAATCCTCTGGCACCCAGCTACCCGGATTTTCCATGCCGCAAATCTTGCAGTATTCGATGTAATCACCGGGACCGTCGGCTGTGTCAGGGTTCTTATGCCCTACCCAAACGTGCTGACAAACTGCCTGTGAGCATGGCCCGCAAAACCCATCGTCGCAATCGACTTCCCGTTCGGCACAGCGCGGGCAAATGACCATCGCCGCCGAGTCTCGGATGGCAAAGCACTCTGGGCAAAACTGCTCGCCCATCCCCATGAAAAGATGCTCATAGCAAAAATACTTGCCGCACCCATGCTGTCCGCCGCCGTGCATCGATCCGCAAACGTAAGCTAGACCTCGGTGGATTTCGGTCGCGCACCCCGGATGATCGCATGTCGCAGCAGCGCCATAGCCGATGTCGCGTCCTATATCATCGGTTCCGCAATTGGCCCAACCCATCACAGTTGCTCCACGGGAATCGGAAGGTCGGGTCCCGGCGACGCCACGGCGCTCATGTCTATCGGCGTCTGCGGCAGCGCCACCGTCTGCGGCAGCGGCGAGTTCGGATAAATGTGCGCCCCGAGGTTCGGCGGGATCGGTGCCGTGGTCCCGGTGGGGGTCCCACCGAGCACGTAGCTGATCTCCCAGCGTGCGAACCAGATCGGGATGCCCCCTAGCGCGTAACCGGCGAGTGCATTGTAAGCCCTCTGCTCCCCCTGTGGTACAGCCGTCCTGCCTCCAACCGACCTGAGCCCCGGAATCGGGATCTGGTAGCCGATCCGGATGCCGTAGCCCTTCAGGACGAATCGGTAGGTCGAGGTCGCCATGCGCTGGATGGTATCCACCGTCTGCAAGGCGGGTTTGAGGTTCACCCCGGACTTCTTGTTCTGGTCGAGCAGCTTGTTGTCGATGAAGTCGCTCGCCAGCGTGTCCACACTCGCCTGTTGCTGGGGTAGAGACTTGTGCAGGACCATCCCCGCGTCGAGGATGCACTCCACCCAGCAGCGGTAGTCGAGGTACGACGCAGCGGGGTCGGCAAGGTAGGGCAGCGGCAGCGCCTTCTCAGGGAGGATGTCCTTGTTGTCCTTGTTGGGGACATCATCGTCTAGGGCGCCCTGGTAGTCGTCAGCGAGGAAGGGGAATGCCATGATTATCCAATCGTGACGACTTGGGAAGGTTCGTAGCCCAAGTCCACGATGACCTCCGTGAGCGTGTCCAGGTCGTTCTCCAGCCAGCTCTTCCAGCCGCTGAAGTTCTCCAGCGATGCCGCCGCGATTGCTCCACCCAGAGTCCCACGCTGCCATCTCCAGAGACCTGTGCCGGTCAGCAGTGTCTCAAAGGTCGTGACAGCCCACCATGTAGCTTCAAACGTGATGGTCTTGGAGTCGAGGTAGATGCCCTCATCGACTGAGAAGTCCATGAGCTGGGCACGCGGCGAGGCAGTAGCGGCATTGACCCCGGACCCTGCCTGATTATTGGACACCTGCTGACGATTGGCTCCCAGCCAGAACTGAGGCTCGTCAAAATCAACCCCCGACGATGCCGCCAATCCTGAGAAGAATCCGCCCGCAGGTCTAGCGGGTGCTGGCGCGGCTGGCGCTGGGTCGGCTATGCTGGGCATCACACCGTTGGCCACCGACCGGAGCCGGTAGGCCAAGAGCGAATAGAACGCCCACAGCGCCGACCGCCTGGGGTAGACCTTGTTGATGGTGTAGGTCGCCCTGAGCGTGCACGACCACGCGCAGCCGTTCAGGACTGGCAACTTCCCTCCCCCCACAGCCACCGAACGCATGGGCCTGACCGACATCGTGCCACGCGCCTTCATGGCGCCAGGCGGGAGTCCCATCGGGGGAATCTCCTCCGCCGCGAACTCCCAGTCGATGGTGCGCTTGTCGCGGGAGACGTTGAAATTCCGGCGCGTCACGCGGAACTTGGTCAGGTCGAACTGGATGTCCAGCCACTGCTGGCGGTAGTTGTCCACGTTGTCGGGCAAACTCCGGCTCGTGACACTGGTGCGGGTCATGGGGATTTCCAGCGTACCCCGCAAGGCGAGCATCGAGTAGCCCTCGTCGTCGTAGCTGATCGACGCCTCGTAGTTGTACTGCACCACCGGATTGGTGATAGCGCCAGGTCCCCCCTTGATGACGCGGAACTCCGGGATCAAAGTCGTCACTGTCCAAGTGATGAAAGCTGAGCGTGACCCGCCCAGAGGCTGAAAGGCGATGACCTTGGGGATGGGCCCCCACGCGATGTCCTGCTTGAATCCCTGATTGACGATCAGGTCCCCGAACCCCTTCCCGGAGTAGTTCAGGATGCCACCCTGCACGCTCAGCTTGCCCCTGAGTTTCGAGAAGGCCGTGTCGGTCGTGGCGGCGCCGTCGGGGAGGGTCACGAGGCCGTTGACGACCAGCGTCCACTCGACGCCCTTCGTGGTCCTCTTGGCGTTGTCCTGAAGGATGGCGCTGGTGAGCTTCGAGGTGTAGAGGGTCGAGAACTTGATGCCGTTGTAGGACAGCGTACCCAGATCGGGGAAGATCGCAGGACCAGTGTCGGAGGGTACGGTAGCAAGCGCCATCAGCCAATCCTCGCGATAGTCGAACTAAAGAATGCCGATGGCATTGTTGCCAGCATTTGGTAAACCCAGTGGGAATCATCCCAATACTGACCTCGCTGGATGCTGGCGCATCGTGGGCAGAAGTAATTGCCGCCAACCAGATGCAAGCAGTTGCCGACAAACTTCTTCTTGCACTCTGAACACGGCAACACCTTTCCCTTGAGGAGATTCTTCTCCTTCTGAAGAGTATAGGTGCAAGCCGGGCAATTCTCGTCGCACCTGATGTCACTCATCGCTTCAGCACCTCTTTGCACTCATGGCACGTCACCTGCGAGCGATCCAGCGTCACCGAGTTTCCCCCGCCACCGCACAGAGTCCCCAGCTGGGTGATGGACTGCCCCATGAACGCATCGGGCCCCCGCGACGTCGCACCGTCACGAACCACTTCGAGCTTGGCGTAGCACGTCACGGGCGCTGGACCGGGCTGGGTCTCGACGGGGCGCATCAGGTCTTGGGAGGGTCCGAACATCATCCACCCTCACGCGGCAAGTCCCACGGGAAGCCGTTCAGCACCGCATCGGTGGGCAAGACGAAATCATCGTCTCCCCGGTTGGGGTCAGGCATCATGGACGCGATGCCCTGCACCGCCGTCCCAATCCCCGTGAGCATGTCCACGACGTTGAACACACCTTGGACAATCGCCGTCGCTGACTGGAAGCCAGCGTCGATGACGGGCCAGATCCGGTTCAGCGTCTCCATCATGTCCGTCAGGGGCGGCACGATCCGCTCCAGCAACTTGATCTTCGTGTCCTCGAAGCGGTTCTGGAGTTCGGTCCGCGCCTGGACGTACCGGATCAGGTCGGGGGAAATCTCACGGGCGCGCCTGAAGTCCTGCAAGGTCACGCTGAGTTCGCCCAGCGCCGTCGCGACGGCTAGGTTCGGCTCCAGACCGGAGTAGCGGTCCACCTGGGCATCGACGGCGCGCATGAACTGCCCCATCGCCTGCGTGGCCCCTCCCACCGTGCTCCCGAAGATGCTCAGCACCGGGTTGACCATGAAGATGGAGTCGCTCGCCGACTTCGCCGCCGTACCCAGCGTGCTGATGTAGTTCGCCGGGGACGTATCCGCCGTGATGAGCGCCGCGAACGAACCCGCTGCCTGGGTCGCGCTGTAGAGTCCGCCCTTGAGCGCCGACAGACCGGCAAGGACTGCGCCTGCGATGCCGACGCCGGCCGCGATGCCGGTCATCATCGAAGCGCCGCCGGCACCTGCCGTCACGTTCGTGTTGAACTGCTTGGCCTGAACCTGCGGGAAAGCACTCGATGCTGCCGACATCCCCTGCTGAATCCCTGTCGAGGATGGCTGCATCGCGCCTGCCGCCACTCCCAGCGATTGTGCCGCTTCGGTTGCCGGGAACGTCGGCGCGACGGGCGCCGCAGGCTGAGTCGCTGGGCGCGCGGTCGGCATCTCCGACTCGGTTTTCCTGAGCGCCATCACCATGTCGAGGATAGCGCCCACGAACGACCCGAACACGCTGCTCAGCAGCCGCCTGTAGGTCCGGGCAACATCTATGGCTTCATCGCCAATGTCAGGTATCCGCGCTGCCCGTGGTACTCGCGGTGACAGGCCGGTAGAGGGCTGTGGTGCTGCTGCTTGCGGAGCGGCGGGAGTCGGTCGGGGAAGGGGTGGCGCAACCTGGGTCGGGGACTGAGCGCCGGGGACCGTGCCGGTGCCGTCGAGGATGATCCGGATTGTTGCGTTGTCGGCCACAGGTTACAGACTCGTGAAGGGCACGCTGACCGTAACTGAGTTCACCACAGTAGAATAAGGGATCAAAACCCACTCAATCGGCAGCTCGCGAATTTTGCTTGTCATGTTGAACACCGACTGCGAGTTCGGGGCAAACCCAGCATTGGTGGCTGTCAGCGCTTGCGGCGTCGTCGGTGGGTTGCCGAGAATGGCGGTGAGAATGAGCGGCGAACAATACTTTGTCCAGCGGTCGCCGATGTTGGTCAAAATTGGCGTGAGCGTTCCAGCCGCGCCAGTCAGACCAAACATCTCCAGCGCTGCGATCAATCCCGTCTTCCATTCCAGCCCACGGTTACGCATCCGCCAATTCTGACCCCTGTAGATCGCTTCCACGAGGGTCATGCCGTACTGGTCGGTCTCATTCATCTCCTGGCCCTGGATGGTCACGGACATCTCGTATCCCGAGTCATCCTGAACGCCTAGAGACAGGGCATTGAAGGTGGAAACGTACGGTCCGGCAATCGGTATCGCTAGTCCAGCGGCCAATGGTCACCTCATTTCACGTGAGCCGTTTCGAGGATTTCTCCAAGCTGCTGCCGCATGGCTGCCGCTTCTGGGGTCGCTAAACATTCTGGGCAAGTCGCTGCTCGAACATCGTCACTGCAACAGCACGGTTCAACTCTGTCAGCATTGACCTTGGGAGAGATGTCCGAGCGCGTTGGTTGACAAGCGATGCGTCCTCTCGCGCCGGGCCACTTGATTGCTCCCATCGCCGTGTCAGTGGAGCCACCCAGAGTCTGCGCTGGCCCTTTGGGATCATGCACGAACCAGTGAATCCTGACTCGTCCATCCGGCAACACCTTGATTACCACGTTTGTCACACCATCACTCCCAAGAGCGCCATCACCCGCTTGTACTCCGGGTGAGACTGACAGACCGGACACGTCACCGCGCGGGGGTCGTCGCTCCGCTGGTAGGGCCACGACCGCGTGGGCGTCGCTGCGGCGCTGATGAGGTTCGGCACGCAGGCGATGCGGTAGGGCGTGTCCACCCGGCGCAGGCGCGGCACCTGGGACATCAGGTCGTCGGGCCGGTTGTGCGCGAAGTGGATCAGCAGCGTCTCGCTGCCGTCCTCGTGCAACAGGTACTGGCCGACTTGTCCGGTCACACAAATGACGCGATGGCCTGTAGCCGTCGCGCTCCCTCGAACTTCAGTTCGCTCTTCAGGCCGATATTCTTCTCGAACTCGGCTTGCGTCTCTGGTGGCGGAGCACCGAACCAATCTGGCAATTGAAAGCTGGCTTCTTCTCTTCCTGCATAGTGGGCTGGCTCACTGAATCCATAGACCGTGTTGCCGCCCGGCAGGAAGTTCACGAGGTTCGTGTTGGCGTCTTGCAGGATGCCCCAGTTCATGTGCAGGAACGCCCGGAGCTGTTCCGCCTTGGCGTTGAAGCCGGTCTCCTTCGCCAGCGTCCGGGCGAGTTGCGATGCCAGTATCACACTCCCGAATCGGTCCAATGGTTCCGTGATGCGCATGGTCAGGGTCACGGAATAGCCGAAGTATTCGTTCAGGGCGTTCATCATCGTGCTGGTCGATGAGCCTCCGTGCACCGACACGAACCACTTCCCACACATCTGTTTCGGTTTGCCGTCCGCCATGATCTCGCACAGCGCCGCACTGCCGTAGCCGAACGGCTGAGCACGAATCGCGTCACGGGTGGCAAAGAGAAGTGCGTCTATAATTGTCGCACCACTTCCTCAAGAAGAACCGCCGCCTGATTGATCTCGACACCCAAGACGCCGGTGATGGCCACGAACAGTTGGTATGCCTCTGCCGCGCTGCACGGGTCAACGATGCTCGGCTTCTGCGACCATCCGTTCTGGGAGAGGTTCAGGAGCCCCTGCAAGAACCCCGCACGCCTCATCCCGGCCATCTCATCCGTCAGACCATGACCCATGCGCTTGAACAGATCGAGGATGGTCTTCCTATTGTCCAGTCCCTCGAAGCTGCCAAACTGCGCCGAGTCGTAGTACATGGGCACCTACGGGGGAAGGTCCTTGTCCATGCGGGCGTTGGCGCGAATCGTTGCCATCTTCTGCGCCTCATCTTCCGAGTACCCGGCTTCCTTGGCCAGCTCCAGCAGTTCCTCCGCATTGAGAACCCCGCAGTAGGAGGCGTCGTGCAAGCGTTCCCAAGCTTTTGCTTGGGTCAAAAGGTCGTACAGGACATCCTCCTCGAATTGCCCTACTGTTCGTAGGTCACCCTGGCATCCCCCGAACTCACGCCAGAGGAGGGCTTTTCTCCGGTACTTCGCTCGAAAAAAACCTTGAGCTTCTCCACCTCCTCGCACAGCAATTTCATGAAGGTCAAGGCATCGGTGAGAGAGAGGTGCTGAGCGACGTGGCTGGCATCTTCGGCGTTCGTCACTCCACCGGCCGCTTCGATCATGCCTTGCACCCACGTCCGGCATCGGGTGTTCCTCTCCACCAACCTGTCTTTTAGGATCACCCCCTTTTCATCTCTGAAGGAGTGGTCGATCTCCACCCACTCGTCCCAGACGCCGATGACGTCCAGTTCGATGGTGACGCTCCCCGCCTCGTCCCCGAACTCGAACTTCCTGATCCCCCTCCGTCCGACCTTGATTATCCCGTCACCGTTGGTCGCGCTCATCACTTTGCCTCCCTGAAAGCAAGGGCGCCTCCAGCGCAGTCCAGTAGATGGTGGTATTGATCGCGGAATTTCGCTGCCGCTTCCTGCCACTCGGACGACTCGTTCTTCCAGTTGCCATTGCCAGCCGAGCAGATGATCGTCCACCCAAACTCGACTAGATCAACCAACTCTTTCTTTTCCATGCTCACAACCGCCCCCTCTGCAAGAGATACAGCACAATGTCCACCAGCCCGTACACACCCTGTTCAGTGATGTCGCGCCACCAATTTTGGGGCCAGCGTGAAGGTTCGGGCCACAGTCGCCTCTGCGGTAGTCTACCCGGTATCCCCCGGTGGTGGGTAGCGGCAAATTTCCGATTGGTCCCCACGATCACCTCGCCCCTCCCCAAGTCGAACACCTGATTCTCCACCTTGGGCGGCGCCGAGAGGGCCTGCTGCCCCACCACGACGCCCGGAGACAGGGAATTGAGCAAGAGCCCCTTGTCGCGCAGGATCTCCACCTTGGTGCCGCCATACTCGCTCAGCAGCGTCTTGGCGCCTTCCCGCTTCAGCACCATCCACGCAATGGCAGCGCCCCACCCTCTGGGCGCCCCGCGCGCGTGGTAGGGGGCGCCAGCAGGGGCCCGTCCCCCGACCGAGCGGTAGACGCTCCACCAGCGGGCGCGTTGTTCCTTCGTCAGCATCCACGAGGGAGCGAAGGGAGCGCGCAGCTTGCCGGGGAACAACACCCCCGGATGGCGGCGTGAGTAGGCTATGGTCGTCTTCTTGAGGGGTGGCCAGCGCAGCCCCGACTCGTCCGAACCACCGCGCGCCTTGGCGATGAAGGCTGTGCGGATGCGTCCGAGCAGCGCCAGTCCCATGCGAATGAGCAGCGCCTGCTGGAGGCCGGCGGCGGACTGACCGTGACCGGAGGCGATGGCGGGGACTTGCCGCAGGATGGCGAGTACCTGCTCGCGGGTGGCGCGGACGTGGATGGTGATGTTCAAGGTGTCAACACCTGGAAATTCGAGTAGGTCATGGTGGCATTGACGTTGTTCCTTATTCCGGCCCCAGTCGCAGTGTTCAGGTCGGCGCTGGTGAAGGTGCAGCCGGACACCGCTGCACCGTTGTAGTAGACCTGAAACACGTTTCCCACGACTTTTAGCTCCAGCGTCTCATTCGTGCTGCCAGCAAAGGTTATCGCCCCGTTGGGTCCTCTCTGGGTTGCGACTCCCGCCAGTACCTCGAAAATGGCAACCGTGGTCGTCGAAGTGACCACCGCCAGCCAGTAGTTGTTGAGGTCCTGTACCCTTGCCGCGACACCGGGGAAAGCCGACGTCGAGCCATTGACTGTAGCCGAGACGTCCATGTCCGGCTGAGTGGCGTTGCCAATGGCCAAGCAAACGCCAGCAGTTGTAGGGACACAACCACCAGAGCCGTTCGTCGTGAAGTCGCCGGACAGGTCCGTCCAGTTGCCGCCCACATTCATCGGACGAGCGGTGATGCTAACCCCATTGCTTCCTGCCATGAGATCCTTGAGCAGGACAACCAGATAGGGCACCTTCAACTCGGCAGACTGCGGACCCGTCACGCCTCCACCCACCGCAGCGACCTTGTAGTAGTAGGTGGTGTTGGCGGCCACCCCGGCATCGACGTAGCCCGCCGATGGAGAGGTGTCGTACTGGACCTCGTTTCCTGGCGTCGTGCTGCGGTAGATGATGTAGCTGGTGGCGTTGGTGACTGCCGGCCAGACCAGCGTGAGAGTCGGCGAGGTCGCGCTGCCTGTCACCTGGAACGGCGCCAGCAGCCCCGCTTGCGGGACAAACGGCCACGATAATCCTGCTCCGCTATTCCACCTGATCGCTATGCTGGCGGCAGTCGCCGTCGCGTTGTAGATGCCAACCTCGTCCATTGTGCCAGTCAATTCATTGCCGCCACCGACGAAACTTCCCAGGGTCAAGGGCGCTGTTCCCGTAGCAGGCAGTGCCGCCGGGATGGTGCCTGCGAACGTCAACGTTTGCAGGATGCCGTTGATGTAAACGGCCAACCGACCGGCGTTACCTGTGCCGGCGCCATTGAAAACGATGCAGATGTAGTAGGGCGTGCCCTGAACTGGGCTAAAGACCGTCTCCGCATAGGTTCCGGTGTCCGAAACGCTGGTGGGAATGTTGATGCGGAACTTGCCCGTATCTGAGCCACGGTACTGGAACAAAAAAGTCAAATTTGTCGAAAGGAAGTCTCCAACGCAGACGATGCCGCTCGTGATGGTCGTGTCATTAACCCTGACGAAAGTGTCGACCGTCAGAGCCGTGGCACCGTCTAAAACGGTTGGGTGGGCAGTTGAGAGATAATCGGCTGGGCTTGCCCCAGCAAGGAATATGCAACCCTTGTTGATGAAGCCTATGGCCTGCGTCACGTTGCCGTTCACGGTCAGCGTATGTCCGTTGCCGCTGCTATCGATGGTGAGGGAATCGAACGCATAGTATGCCACGAGATTGGTCAGCAGCGGTGAGCTACCCGTGAACGATTGCGTTTCAGCAGACCTCGGACCCTCTACTCCTGCGCTGTTAACTGCGGTGACTTGGTAATAACCTGCCCCGGCACTGCTGAGATAGGTGTTAGTCGTCACGTTGCTGGCCAGCAGAGTTTCGCTTCCGGGCGTGGCGCCGTAGTAGACGTTGTAAGCCACATCGCCCACACCGGAGTTCCAGGACCACTTGACCAGGATATTCGCGCCGCTAGTAGCTGCCACTACGCCGGTTGGGGCTGCTGGAGTGGTGAGAGCAGCTTGGCCGAATGTGTTGTCCAGCACGCCGCTTGGACTGAAGCGGGCCAAGAAAATGGCCGTGATGTAGCCGATGGCGGACGTGTAGCCAACGGTCCCCACGATGACGATGTTGCCACTGGCATCGAGCTTGAAACTGTTCAGGACCGAGGTTATCCCAGCGCCGTACACGCCGACTGCCGGGTAATAAGTGAGGATGCCGCCCGTGCCGAAGGTGGCGTCCAAAGTGCCATTGTCCGTCCCGCCCGTCACCGAGGCGTTGTAGCGGCAGATCGCAATACCGTAGTTGGGGTTGGCGCCGGACACGACCAGCACCGAGCCTCCGACCAGGAGACGGCTGGCCGAGTCGAGAGCGAGCATGGAGGAGAAGGACAGGTTATTCAGCCCCACCGTCGTAGTCACGACACCGTTTGTCCCCCAGGTGTTGTCAGGGGTGCCGGTGGACGACCAGCGCATCACGGTCCAGGTGCCGTTGACACCGTTCGTCGACACGTAGCCCGTGGCGTAGATTCTGCCGTTTGCGTCCTCGGCCAGCGCTTTGCCGGCCATCGCGCCGAAAGACCCTTGATTATTAGGAAGGCAAGGAGCGCCGCTGCCGGAGGCCAAGCCCACCCAGAAACTTCCTATGGTGGCTAAACCGGCAGTATTATTGTTGCCCACGAGGACGATGCCGCCCGTTCCGAAGGTGGTGTCCAAGGCTCCAGTGCTTGTCAACTGGGCAAGAGCCCAAGAGGTGTTATTTCTCTGAGCGTAAGCCTGGAAATACGGCTGCACGCCACCTATCCCGGCATTGGGCGGAACGTTCCAGGTATTCGGGGCAATGGCAGAGCAGCCGCCAATCAAGATTTTGCCACTGGCGCGCACGAGGACGCTTGTAGCGGTGTCCACTCCATTTCCTGGAACCCCTGTGAGGCGAAACGCTTTGCCGCCCCCGCCGGAGGCTGCACCGAAGCCGAACGCGACCGACCCGAAGGTGGTGTCGATGTCTCCGGTCGGCTTGTAGCGGATGCAGGCGAAAAAGGCGTCCTGAGTCGTGTTGATGCACCGAGCCTGCGTCCAGCCCACTGCCACGATGTTGCCACTGGCATCAATGTCAAAGTCGGAGACCATCCCAGCGATGGTTCCATCGAACGAGTTGCCCAGCGCCACAGGACTACCAGAACTGGACGAAGAAGAACTACTGGACGAGCCGAACCAGCTTATCATCGGGAAGCCGGCGCGCCCCTGCATCCCGGTCGTGTTGGCTGCGTTGAACGTCGTGTCCAAGACCCCGGCCGAGGTGTAGGCGTCCACGCTGTAGCTGTTGAGCATATAGACGTTGATCGGGATGCCGGAATTGGCCCCGACCGCCGTATGCGGAGTAGGAGATGACCCCAGTTGCCCACGAACGATAGTCCAGTTCGTTCCCCCACCGTAGGAGGTCGCCTGGAAGAACTCTATTGCCCCGAGGCCGGCATCGCCGCCGTCATTGAAGTACCAATTGGAAGGGGTAGGAGGCAGGAACGTCGCGAGTCCCGTACCGAACACCGTCGCTGTCACGGTGATCGAAGTGGCGCCAGCCGTCAGAGGGTCGGTCGAAAGGTAAGGGATGCTCCGCACGCCGCAAGAGCGGGTGCGCAGACAGGTCAGGATACGACCGCTGGGCAAAGCAACGATTCGACCGTAACCTCCGTAGGGCTGGTCGTTCAGCGAGTTCGTCTGGTACAGATAGCCGGCGCCGGCAGCGAAGGTCGTGTCGAGTTTGGAGCCATTGGCCGTGTAGCGGAACAGTGTGGCAACGTCCGATGGCGTTTCGATCCCAAAGCCGTTGGCGACGTAGCCGCTCACCACGATCTTGCCATCGGTGGGCTGGATGGCCAGATCGTGCGCGACGATGTAGGTGAAAGGCGAGTTGGACCCCAACCCTGCGAGGGTAAGACCGGCGGGGGAGGGCTGGACGAAGAAACCAGCGGCGAGGGCGGGTGGCGCTGGTGTCACTGATTTCTTCAGGGTCTCTATCAGCGCCACGTTCATCGAAGGCCCAGACTCTTAACCTTGATGGAGCACAGGACGGCCGCCGCCAGCGCCCCGCTGGATGCCGACGAAGAGGACGAGCCGCCCGCCGGCACGGTCTTGCCCACAAACCTCACCCGTCCCCCCAGAGGGAACTGGTTGGCGAAAGCAGCCGATGGCGCCGTGCCGACCGTCCGCGCCTGCTGGATGGCAATGGCGCCAGCCGCTCCACCGGACAGCACCCACGTTTGCGAAGTGCCAGTAGTGACGATCGCGGGGAATCCCGCCACGTCGACCCAGTTGTTGTCCCCCATGTCGGTCTGCATGATGACGTAGGTGGCCTGACCAGCACCGAGGTTGCCCTGCGTCGTCAGCACCACCACGGCGGTCATGGCGCAGTCATAGAGCACGGCAAGGGGGTCGCCTTCGGGAGCGTTGGCGTTGCCGTTGGCCAGGTCGCCTTCGGCAGCGGGGACGGGCATGTTGAGGGCGTACTGCACCCCGTCGATGCTGGGCGACTGCTGGGTACTGGCAAAGACGACCATGATGCCCCCAATGAAAAAAGGCCCGCCCGTTGTGAGCCACGGACGGGCCTAGCGCGACCGAACCGACGAACCGAGACTTAGGCGGCGATGATCTCAGCGCAGATCGACGTCGCCAAGGCCAAAGCGCCACCGGCGCCCGACGAACCGGAGGAGGTCGCGGACGGCGACGCCAGAACAATGTTCATCTGGTTGCCCGGTGTGCCGACGATGCCGCCACCGGAAACGCCAGGAGTGTTGGAGTCGCTGGGCAACGGGATGTTCAGGGGGCCCGTGTTCTGGCCGATGAGGTCCATCTGCCATGTGACCGTTCCTGGGAGTACCGGGAACTGTCCGTCAACGACCTGTAGCACCGGCTGCGAGGCCCAGCCTGTGGGACCGCCCACGGCTGTAATGACGAGCGATCTGACCCGCCATGCCCGGTTGGCCTGCGCGGGGATGTTGAGGATGTTCTGCCCACCGCCCAGCTTGTAGGAGGACGGCCACTTCTGCTGCGGAGTCAGGAACGCATCCTGCCACGAGGAGTCGATGGCCGTGGCCATCACCACCGTCACCGCACCAGCCGGGCCCAAGGTCGTGACTTGCACGCGCATGGCCACGAAGTCGAGCACCGGCGTCTCGAAGTTTCCCGTCGCCGTCGTGGTCGACTGCCCGGACGAGAACGGGAAGATGTTGACGTTGATCGGGATGAAGTTGAGCCCGTCCGTCGAGCCGAAGAACGAGACCGTCGTGCCGGCACCCGACAACGCTGGAATCCCGATCCCTACCTTTGCCATCCCGCCACAAAAAATTGTAAGGGACTGGGTGGCGTTGTTCAGCACCTCACGGATGATTGTCGCCATGTCGGCTCCTTAGTATTCCCATTGCAACGAAAAGATGCTGTTCCAGTCCACATATTGCCCGTACTGCGTCGGGGTCATTTCGCTCAGGTTCTGCTCCACCCGCATCTTGGCGTAGGTGTAGCTAATGTCCACGGTCACATTCGTGATGAACGGCCAGCCCGCACTCCTGGTCCCGATGTCCTCGATGCTCAGTTGGCCCATCCGAACCATCTTCAGTTCATCGAGCGCGTCCTTGGCGTCCTGAGCCACGCTCCCCGGTGGCGACTGCCCTCTCCGCGAGCACAACCACTTCGAGGCCAGCGCCGTGGCCCACCTGTTCACGCTGCCCCGCTCCGTGGCGTTGTTGTAAAGGTCGGTGTCGTCGTACCGCATCGAGCAGTACAGTTTCACCTGCGAGGTTCCGTACTGGCAGGCTTTCACCAACCTCTGCGCCAGCGCGAAGTTCACTCCGTTGTCTATCGCCGTGCTGAGCTGGTTCACGGCTGCCGCGAGCGGCGCGACCGTCAGGCTCGTAGCCCCAACGGTTGCTACCGCGCTCGTTACCACTTCCACCACGGCGGGGAGGTTTGACCCCTGGAACTCCAGAACACTCCCGGCCAAGAGCGGTGACTGGAGCGCCGTCACGTTGACCGCCGTTGCTCCCTGTGCCGCTGCCGCCGTTACCTGTATCGTCAGGCCCGTCGCCTGGTTGTAATCGTCCAGCCTCAGTTGGGCGCCATCTGTGCCAAGGGCGTCGAAAACGTCGCTGGGCAGGCAGTAGAGGTTGGGCAGCGTCAGGGCCATGTCCCACCTCTTACGGGAAGACCACGGTCCCCGGAGCCAAGACCTTGGGTATGAAAAGCAGCGGGACACAGTTGAGGAGCGAGATCAAGTCAATCGCCCCCGCTGTGTCACATATTC